GATGCCATTGACGCGGCAGTTGATGCTACGGCGGTAGCTGCGGTGTCCGTAAGCTGGCCTGTTTACAGTGGGGTGAAAAGCTGATGGCACATAAACATAATCCAACGGATTACAGTAACCGGCAGACTGTTATTACTGCGGCTCGTAATGCCATTACCCGATTGCAACAGATCGAAGCAAATGTGGAAGGGGCGAATACGGCGCAGACACAGACGGCTATCAAGGATATGGCCGGGTATGAACGACATTTGATCAGGCTGGTTGTTGGAGGGCTATAAACCATGAATTACAAAGACCCTGCGGTGCTGGCACAGATCGCAATTGATGACCCGGGTGGCGCAGTTGAAACCGCTACCGCAACGCTAAAGTCCATGACAGTTACGGAAGTTTTTCGCAGCGATGAAAACCGTGTGACGGAACGGGGATTGTATGACGCGCTTGGTCCAACCGATGCCGAAGCGGTATTGAATGCAATCGCTAGCTCAGCCGTAGTTCCAGACCGAGCGAAAGCCTGGGTAACACCGGGCAATGGCGGCATCGACATGGGCAGTGCGGTGGCAAGGGCAATGGTTGATGCGATGGTAACGGCCAACGAACTGACCGCAGCACAGGCGCAGGCCGTGAAAGCATTGGGGGAACGGCAGGTGTTGAAATACCCCGGCATTAAAGCCGTGCATGTTGAAATGGCGAGGGCACTGTAATGGCTAATAATGCAATTATGGTATTTGATGGAACGCCAACAACTGTCATTGCTACGACAGGGACTATTGCAGATGGTGTTTTTACGGTAAGTGGCACCAACGCGACCCATACCGAGTTTGATAATTCAACCGATCTGTGGCCGCTGGCGGTCGCCACACTATCTGTTCCCGATTCCTGGGAAGCGGCAACACCTGATTCTGGGGCGACGATTGATTTGTATATGATCCGCCAGGACGTGGACAGTACAAGCGACGTGACCGCGCCAACGACTAGCGATAAACAGGGCGCGGAGTATGTAGGCTCATTCCAGATTTACGCGACCGATGAAGCGCAATATCAGCAGATTGTAATCAGCCTGTCCGGGGTGAGGAAAGCCAAGTTCTCTTTCCAGAATAACACCGGGCAGACTATGAGCTATTCGTCCGGGGCGACGGTTAAGGTTGAAGGCTTTACTTACACGCCGAGTACCTGATGAGCCTGGTTCTTCCAAATTCTCGACAGCTACGCGAGCCTAATCTATTGGTTCCACGCATGAAACCAAGGGGCCCCGTCAAGTGGGACGGGTGCCCGATGAGCACCTGCGTGTTGTTTAGTGACAATAATTTTTCCGGGACAAGTGGATTAGTAAACGCTCGCGTGATACTAAACAAAAATAGTTATGTGCCAGTGCCGATAACATTCAGCCGGTACCAGGACAACGGGACAGGGTATCACCCGGACGGGGTGTATTTTGACGGGTCTGGTACACCAGCAACAAGTAACGATTCGTACATTACCCTGTCCCCCAGCTATAACGGTGTCCGCAGTTATCTTGTCATCGTTGCCACCTTAAATTTAATTGTTGGATTTCAACAGGACACCTGCGAGTTTTTTTACCACGATTCATATAACAGAATAAGATTTTTAAGTACAACAAGCATTGGGTTTAACATAGGGAATAGGAATTCTACGGTAGTTATCCCTAACTGCACAACCATGACAGGACGAAAAACGTTTGTTTTTCTTTGCGAACAACTCGGCAGCGTTCGCAATTCCTATGTGTGGATCGATGGAGCGGAATACAGTCTGCTGGGAACGACAAAAGATACCAGCGGTAGCACGACTGGAACTGATAGCTTTCTGCAGGATGCGCGAGAAACGGGTGGCTATGTGCTAGAGTCATGGTTCTCCCATTACGATTCGTCCGCGCCGATACCATTGGAAACGCTGCGGTCACTTAGTCAAGATCCCTATCAATTTCTGGTGCCTGCATGAGCTTCTTTATCGGTCCATTCCTCGGCTCAACAGCCGCTGACACCACCCCCAACCACGTCCTATTCGGCGGCGCGGGTGCTGAGAGCGTCGGCGGGACTGCGGTCGCTGGGCTTTGGCCGAAGGATGCGGGCTCTAGCGTTACTAATGTCAGTATTACCGCAGATACACTATCGTCGACCGAAGTCCTAAGTGCGGCGTCTCAGATCGCCGTACAAAAGGCTGCGCTCTTAGCGCTAAGTGCTTCCTTGACTGGACAGGGCGTCATACTGGTGTCCCGACCCGGAGGCCCTCTCTCCTCCACTTCTTCAGTTGACGGATCTCACTACACTTCCGTCGCAGTCTCCGGAGTCCCCGACCCGGTGACGGCTTCGCTCTTAGGCGCTACACAGATCGCCGTCGGTATTACTGCAGACGTTATCTCTGCGACTGGCACGTTGTTGGGCACTGTATCCCTCGGGGAGGGGGTGTTCATCAGCGCGGATGTGCTAAGCGCGACGCCCTCCGCTTCCGGCTCTTCTATCATCGCGGTATTGCAAAACGCTCTTAACTCCGCTGTTTCCAGTATTACCGGAACAGCGGTCACCGGCTTGGTCGTTACTGCCGATCCATTGTCAGGCGAGACGTTGATTGATGGAACGCCTATTACAGGTATCGTTAAATCAGGTCTTGTAGTCGGTGATACCGTAATCGATGGTAGTGTTATCGTCTCTACATTGCAGGCAGCATTGTTGACTGCTGTCTCCGGTATTAGTGGAACGCAGTCTACAGGTCTTTTTGTCACAGCTGATCCTGTGTCTGGCCTCGCTTCTATTAACGGCAGTTCTATCGTCGATGTTCTGAAGAACGCAACGCTGACGCAGGCTTCTTCTATCGTCGGCGAGGCGATACTCGATGTTAGCTTGGTTAGCTCGCCACTGGTAGGTACGTCGGCGATATCAGGTTCAGGGTATTCGGGTATTACAGTCGTCAGTGACGCGTTGACCGGTCAGGGCGATATATTGGCCGACTACGTCATCAGCGTGATGTCTAGCGGCTTATTGAGCAGTAATAGTGATATACTAGGGACTATCGCGCAGAACGTCTTGGTTTCCGCCGACGTACTGTTGGGCCAAGGGCTTACCTCTGGTCTCGTGCGAATCATCGGCCCTGGGGTGTTTAGTGGAATAGAGCCCTCAGCGCTGAGTAATACACCGGCCTATTTGGTCGTATCAATTACCCCCAAGGGTGGGGTTCAGTCAATTCTGCACTAAAGGAGGCCAGGGATGGCGTCTGAACTGTCAAACCACTACAAGCACGAGCTCCACGCTGGCCTCATCGATTTTGACGGCCACACTTTCAAAATTGCGCTGATGGCGACGGGTTTCACTTTCGACAAGGATGCACACGCGGTTTGGGCTAACGTATCCGCCTCCGAGCTGTCTAACGGTAACGGTTACACCACCGGTGGTGCTACGCTCGCGAACGTCGCTATCTCCGAAGACGATACCAACGATCGTTCTGATGTGACTTGGGACAACGCCCAGTGGACCGCCAGCGGCGGTAGCATCGGCCCCAGTCCGGGTGCGATTATCTATGATGATACGCACGCCAGCGATTGTATTATCGGGTTCATCGACTTCACCAGTGACCAGACGGCTACCGACGGCGGCACGTTTACCATTTCCAGCCCCACCGTTCGTTTGACGTGAGGTTAGACCCGTGACGCGTGTTGTAGAGACTGTTTACGACGGTCGCGACAACATCAATCAACTCGTTATCTTTGAAGGTGACGAGTTGGTATCTGATCTGTCCCACGTAACCCGTATTGTATTCACCGTCGGAGGCGTAACGGTGGACAGCGATGTTGTGGATAGCGATACGATCTGGTGGGATGATCAAGACACCTATAATGGAACCACGACCGATGTTGTCAAACTACGTTTAGGGCACCAGAGCATTCCTCTCGGTACCTATACGGACGGTTGTTTGGTGCTCTTCGATGTCGTTAATGACGACGGTCTTGTCTTCATCGATAACATGAAGGTCAAGGTAAAAGCCGGGTGTAGCGGAAGCTGATGAGTACACAACGAGAGACGGCGCTTGAGAACTTAGATCGTTTTGCCTATGCCCGTGACAACGGGCATTTGGATTTTGTCGCTAAAGCTACGAAGTGCGACGACTACTTTGTGGGTAACCAGTGGGACCCCAAAGCAGCAGCTCGGCTCAACCGCCTCGGCAAGCCCGTTCTAACCATCAACAAAATTCTCTCTACGTGCGCTGCCGTTTTCGGTGAACAGCTTGCCTCGCGTGCGGATGTCAGCTTTCGACCTGCGCGTGACGGTATTCCCGAGACTGCTGCAGCGTTGGACAAGCTATGGATGCACATCGCAGAGACCAACAACCTGGATTGGTTGGAGTCTGAAGTATCGGCCGACGGTTTCATTCGCGGTCGCGGTTTCTATGATGTGAGGATCGATTTTGACGATCAGTTCATGGGTGAAGTGCGTATCGCGCAGCTGAATTCGAAGAACGTCGTTATTGACCCTGACGCAGAAGAATACGATCCTGACAAATGGAAAGAGGTTTTCCTCACCAAGTGGCTGACGCTCGACGATCTGGATCGTTTATACGGTCGTTCTGCGGCGCGCGAAGTCAAAGGTCGTCCGCAAAGTGCGTTTACAAACTCCTACGACACGGTGGATTGGGAGCCTGATAATTTCGGATCGGCGGATCGCACCTGGAGCGTAGACGAAGACGAAAAGCGGCGACGGGTGTATCGAATCGTAGAGCGTCAGTACCGTGAGCTGCGTTATGTAGAGTGTTTGGTCAACCCAGAGACCGGAGACCTACGTGAAATTCCTGAGACATGGGACCATAACCGTATAGCCCACGTGTCGCAGACGTACGGACTGATGCCTTACCGTAAACGGCTGGAGAAGATCCGTTGGACGGTCTCTCTTGACGATATGCTGCTGCACCATGAGTGGTCGCCTTACCGTCATTTCACACCGGTTCCCTACTTCCCCTTCTTTCGCCACGGGACGACGATTGGGTTCGTTGAAAATCTGATTTCACCCCAAGACCTGCTGAATAAATCCGTCAGCCAAGAGCTGCATATCACTAACACCACCGCCAACTCGGGGTGGATAGTGAAGAACGGCGCGCTGGCAAATATGACACAGGAGGAGCTGGAGGAGCGCGGCGGCGAGGACGGTCTGGTGGTGATGGTCAACGGCACCACCAAGGACTTGGAGAAGATTTCACCTAACCAGGTACCTTCTGGTATCGACCGGCTGAGCTTCAAGGCCGACGAAGCGCTGAAGGAGGTCTCCATGATCTCCGATTCTATGCGTGGGTTTGACCGTTCGGATGTTGCGGCCAAGGCCATACAAGCCAAGCAGGCTCGTGGGTCCGTATCTCTGTCCAAGCCGTTCGACAACCTTGCCTATACCCGCAAGCTGCTTGCGCGCAACGTGCTTGATCTAGTGCAGTCTTTTTACACAGAAACCCGCATCATCAACGTCACTGGACGTAACCTGACGGATGATTCCGAGTCGATGGTGGTCAATGAGGTTACGCCAGAAGGCGATATCGTCAACGACCTGACGCTTGGCGAGTACGCTGTGGTGATTAACACCGTCCCGGCCCGTGAGTCCTTTGAGCAGACTCAGTTCCAAGAGGCGCTGGAGCTTCGTCAGTTGGGTATCGCCATCCCTGATGATGTCCTGGTCGAGCACAGCCACCTTAACCGTAAGACCGAGATCGCACAGCGTATCAAGGAGCTCAACGGCGGCGGTGAACCGAGCCAGGCTGAGCAGCAGATGCAGCAGCTGGAGATGCAGCTCAAAGAGCTTGAGGCTGGTGAGAAAGAGGCCGATATTGCCGTTAAGCAGGCTAACGCCCAGCTCAACGCTGCTCGTGCTCAGAAAGAGATGCAACCTGAGAACGACGGGCAGGAAGCCGAGCTGGTCAAGCTGGCGATGGAGCGTGAGAAGATGTTGGCGCAAATTCAGCTGGAGCAGGAGAAGGTCCGCCAGCAGCTTGAACTTGAGCGCCAGAAGGCAGGCCTGCAAGCGCAGCTTGAGCGCGAAAAGATGGATCAACAGTTATTGCTGGCTCGGGAGAAGGCCAGCAACGATATGCAGATTGCCTCTGCGAAAGCAGAGTCTACTATGGAGCTTGCCTCTATGCAGGCCGAAACCACGCGTAGCGTAGCCACTGAAAAGGCGAAGACCGATCAGGCTATTGCTAAGTCAAAAGCCCAACAGAAGAAGGAGCCTAAGTGATGGCCATGGATGATGCCGCCGTAGCAGCAATGAACACCGACACCCCCACGCAGGAGGAGTTGGATAACTTCGACGATTCCACTTTGGATAACACCGAGGATACGACCGCACAAGCGAGTTCGGATGAAGCGGTTGACTCGGCGCCTGCCGCCGAGAATACCGCGGAGGACGAACCCCAAACCCCGGCTGACCCCGAACCTGAAGCGGCACCCCAGGATAAGCCGGTGCCGGGGTTTATTCCACGCTCTCGCTATAACTATGCCGCCGCAAAGCGCCGGGAAGAGCGAGAGGCACGCCTGCAGGCCGAGTCTGAGGTAGAGCGCCTTCGCGCGGAGCTGGCGTCGTCAAAGACGCAGGCGCCGGATTACGATAGAGCAATCGGCGATCTGGACTCGCAGATCAGCGACCTTGATACAAAGATCGACGAGGCGCGTGCCGACGGTGACAACACCCTAGCCAAGCAGCTGCGTGCGCAGCAGCGACAGCTGGAGCGGCATATTGTCGCGTTGGAGATGCAGGCTAACGCTCCGCAGCAGGAAGACCCCAATATAGCGACGCAGCACGCGGTTGAACAGATCCGTATCGAGTCGCTGGTGCCGCAGCTTGAGAGCCTGTTCCCCTCTCTGCAGGAGGGTAACGAGGCCTTCAACGAACCCCTGAGCGATGAGGTGATGGATACGTTCGACCACTTCGCTAAAACACTCCCCCGCGATGAGGCTCTGCGCCGTGCAGTGTTCTATGTCACAGCCGCTCACGGTATCCAGCCTTTATCGGCGCAAACCTCTGGTCCGCGCAAGACCGACACGAGCAAGAACATCAAGGCCGCGGCAGCGCAGCCTCCGAGGCTCAACGAGGCCGGCCTCGACTCGGATAAGGGAGGGGCCTCGCAACGCCTCGATGTTATGAAGATGTCACAGGACGACTTTGAGCGTCTCGGCGAGCGCGATATCGACGCGATGCTTGTTTAATAACGAAAAGTTCTGTTTTGTGGTGTTATAATACGCCTGCAAGTAGAACTTATTACTACTTACACATGGACGTGAAGCACCGCATGGAAGCGGGGGCTACATGGAAGTGGCTGGTCACATGGAGGTGACCGTTCTCGTGAGGTGAGGGTTACAACCCCTCCCTCACGACCTTATTTCGAATACTCCGCGCGATACAGGAGAGGCGGACGGCACCGCCACAACAACGGCACTTCGCCTAAGCTACGGCGCACAAGTAGCCATTTTGAGTCCGCACGAAGCGGACACTGTGTTTACTCGGCTTCATGGAGGAAGCAAAATGGCACTCACTAATTTTGCCCGTCTTACCGACCACGAAAAGAAAGCGTGGTCCATGTCGTTCCAGAAGAACGCCCGCAACAAGTCTTTCTTGACCCGCCTTCTGGGCTCTGGTCAGGACTCCACTGTTCAGCGTATCACCGAGCTGAAAAAGTCCAGCAAGGGTACGCAGGCCGTCATCACCCTGGTTCCCGATACCGTCGGCGACGGCGTAGCTGGGGATCGTACGCTGAAGGGTAACGAGGAGGCTCTCAGCTCGTCTGAGCAGGTCATCCGCGTTGATCAGCTGCGCCACGCGCACGCCAACGAGGGTCGCATCGCTGACCAGAAGACTATCGTCAACTTCCGTAAGGAAGCTCGCGACAAGCTGGCCTACTGGATGGCTGACCGTATCGACCAGATGGCCTTCCTTGCCATGTCTGGTGTTGACTTCACCAAGAAGAACAACGGCGCCGATCGCGTCGGTTCTGAGCTGCAGTACTTGGAGTTCAACAGCGATATCGCCGCTCCGACTTCCAATCGGCATTTCAACTGGAACGGGGACGCCAACGGCCTGGTTGCCGGCAGCACCACCGCCGACACCATCGCGGTGCCTACCTACGAGATGCTCCTGCACATGAAGGCCAAGGCGCAGGACGAGTACATCAAGCCGGTTCGCGGCGAGATGGGCACCGAGCTGTACCACGTCTTTATGACCCCGCAGGGTGTCAAGCAGCTGAAGCTGGACGACAAGTTCCACAACGCTGTGCGTGACGCCATGCCCCGCACCCCCAACAGCCCGCTGTTCAAGGGGTTCGATACCATCTATATCGACGGCATGGCTATCCACACCCACCGCTATGTGTACAACACCTCTGGTGCTGACGCTGGTAGTAAGTGGGGCAGCGCGGGTAACACCGACGGTCAGGCGGTTATCTTCGCCGGCGCACAGGCTCTGGCCTACGCCGACCTGGGTACCCCCTACTGGGATGAGGAATACGACGACTACCGTAACCGTATGGGTATTGCGGTCGGTAAAATCTTCGGTTTCCTCAAGCCGCAGTTCCCCTCCGTTGTGCACGGCACCACCGAGGACTTCGGTCTGTTGCGGGTCAACACCGCGATCTAATCACGAGCCCCCTTCGGGGGGCTGCGGAATCTTCTAAGGAGATATTTTATGGCAATCCTTGACAAGAACCGCAACCACGGCCGTCAGTTCCCTCTGGTTGCAGTACAAGACTTTGACTACACCGAGCTGACCTCCGGGTCCGCTACCGCTGCGGTCAAGCTCCCGGCTAACGCACGTGTGGTGGGTGGCGGTGTTGTTATCGAAACCGCCTTTAACGACACCGGCACTGATCTGGCCGATGTTGGCGATGGTGGCGATCCTAATCGCTACTCCGCTTTGCAGATCGACTTCGCCGCAACGGGATACACCGCGTTGGACATCACCGGCTACAAGTACACCACGACCGACTATGTCGACATCACCTACACCGGTGCTAACGGCAACGCTTCTGCCGGTGCTGGCGTGCTGATCGTTGAGTATGTTGTCGACGAACGCGCCAACGAAGTTATGCCTGACTACGACTAACCTGCCTTAGGCGGCATCTTGGGGGTCTCCCGACCCCCCTTTTTGCCGCCTTCATTATAAAAAGGAGTCGCAAACGCCATGCCTAAGCTAGTTATGCCCCGCAATTGGACCGTCACTACCACTCGCGGCCATTGTATTCGCTTCGAAAAGGATGTCCCCACCTTTGTGCCCGACGATATGAAGGTGATTGAGGAGTGCAAGAAGTACGGCGCTTCTTACGTCAATGCCGATGAACAACCCGAGTTGCCCGACCAGCATCCTATAGTCACCGGGCTGCCTAAAAGCGCGGAAGAGAAAGAGGCCCGCATCCGCGCGTTGTTTGAAGAGATGAAGGCACATCAGAGCGAGCACCGTCACCACTTTACCGGTCAAGGACGCCCACAGGTAAAGTATGTGAACGAGACCATGGGTTTCGATGTCAACGCGGCTGAAATCGAGAGGCTCTGGAACAAAGTGGTATTTCCGGAGACGGACACCTAATGCCACGATCGATCCCCGACACAAAATCCGTTGGCCCTTGGCGGCAGGGGATCGATAACGTAGCGCCTCAAACCGCTCTAGGCAAGGAATCTCTGCGCGAAGCCGTTAACGTCGAGCTGCTTGATTCTGGCTGGGTTCGTCGCCGCCCGGGGTACGTGAAACGGTATACAGGCACCGACGTGCACTCATTGCACAGCACGGGTGCAACTACTGTATTTGCTGACGGCAGTTCTCTGTTACGCCTACGGCCTGATTACACCACGGACACCATCCGCAGTGATCTGACCGCTGGTGAAGAGCTGTCGTACGCCGTTACTCATCGCGGTACGTATTACAGTAACAGCTCCCAGACAGGGTGGTTCAACAGCACTGACGCCTCGCCTTATTGGACGTGTCCTACACCGGCAGCACCTACGATCAGTACGGTGCCCGGTGCCCTTCCTGCGGGGAGCTACGCCCTTAGCCTTACGGCCTACGACTCAGTGCTAGGTGAGTCGGCTGCGGTACCACTGCAATCCTTTAGCAGCGACGGTGAACAGGGTGTCTCTGTGTCCGTTACGAGTAGTTCGCTGCCTCAGTATGTCTATATGACGCGTGCGAACGGCACGGCACTGTATCAAGTCGCTACTGTGCCCGCAGGGGATACCTCTGTGGTTGTAGCGAACGCTGCGGGTGGGTATGGCGTCGAGCTGTCTACTCTGGATCTCGAACCGCTTCCAGCGGGCAATATTGTTAGATCCTACCGCGGCCAGCTGTGGGTGGCTACTGGTTCTACGCTTGCCGTGTCCCGACCTATGCGCCCGGGCCTCTACGATCCTGCTGAGGACGTGTTCTTTTTTCCTGAACCGATTACTGTGCTTGAGCCTGTAGATGACGGGCTCTACGTCGTTGCGGATAGAACGTACTTCTTGTCGGGACCGACGTCCTCAGACATGAAGCTCACGGGACTCGATGGTGATCGAGGAGTCCCGGGTACTGGCTCAGTACAACCATCGAAGTATTTCAAGCTACGCGAGGCGCAGGCCTTCGTCGCCCATTGGTTCTCTGAGCGCGGCCCTGTTATTGGGCTAAATGGTGGGCAGTTGATTAACTACGCCGAAGGCCGTTTGGCAATGGAACCGTACCAAGCAGGTTCTTCGGCGTTTATCGAAAGGAACGGCGTACAACAGCTCGTTACGGCGGTGCGCTCTCCGGGTAAGGACGCCGCTCTTCGGGCGACGGACTCAGTTGTTGTCGAAGTGCGTCGTCATGACGCCTGAACTTTTCTACAGGGAGTTTGATTATGGACCACAAGGAACGTGGGCATCTGCACGGGCGCTATGAATGTCAGATCGTGCGCGACGGTAAGGTCATCGACGAATGGGCGGATGACAACATCGTAGTTGACGAAGGGCTGGACTATCTGCTCGACGCGGCTATCGCTGGTAATACTGCGTCGACGACTTGGTACGTCGGCCTGCTGAGCAACTATACCCCGGTCGCTGGCAGCACTATGACTAACTTCGGGGGCAACGAAATTACCGCTTACACCGGCGGTGTTCGTCCGACGTATGTCATCGACGGGGGCGCAGCTTCTTCACAGGCCGTAAGCAATAGCTCGTCCAAGGCGTCGTTTACTATGACCGGTGCTGCGACGGTCTACGGTGTGTTTCTGAGTGATTCTTCTACCCAAGACACTTCCGGTACGGCTTTCTCCGGGGTGTTGTTCGGTAGCTCCAAATCATTGACTACCGACGACGAGCTGCTTGTCACCTACACGCTGACGGCGGCTGACGACGGCGCGTAATGCGCTCCACTGGGCCGGTAGCTAAGCGCCTGTTGGGTGACCAACAGGCGGCGGCTCAGTACATCCCCTTAGCGCGTAAGCTGCTTGGCAGGATGAAGCAGCGCATGCAGCTGGGCGATATCGCTCAGCTGTATGATTCTATGCCTCTCCCCGACGGCGGTACTATCCGGGCTGCTATTCTCCACGGTAAGGAGTACGTTTGGATACAGCCTACGAGTAACGACGTGGGCGAAGTTGATGTTTTTGCTGATTTTTTTACGATCCCCGATCCGCTGGACGCACCTAGCTGGCAGTATCCTTATCTAAACGGCTTAGCCCGTGGATTACATTTGTATAATACGGCGTGGTCGTCTTTACACCGTACGCCTATTTTTGACGCGGGTTATTCTCTCCATGATGGGTGCCAGGTTATTTGGCGGAGCAATAATGGGAAGTGGCACCTTTCTTGGCGTCATTCACTTGTTGCGCCAGCGCTTCCCATCTACAAGTTTCATGATCGTGAGTATGGCGACGAAGTATCTGCCAACAGCTATTATTCTAACGGGTTAGAACCTTTCGCGTCCTTGTCTGGGAGTGCTTACTTTGATTTGGGGAATGAGCGGCGGTATTACTACGAAGTGCCTGAAGCTGATCCTCCGTTTAGTACAGGCTCGACTATACAATCTTATGTGGTAGGTGTGCAATCTTCGTGGGCGGGTGCGTTTGAAGATCGGTTTACTTTTTCTAAGGTAACTAACATATTTATAAATGGGGTATTGATCGACTTAACGCCTTACATGCCCTCATACGATCCTGGGATCGTTGCTACCGCCGCAGCTCCTTCTGAGGACCTTTGGGAGACGTGTTCGTTCCTTTCGTTCAACAAAATACAAGGAGCGTCTATACGCGAAGATGTTAATGGCCGTGCCTATTTGCAGCTTATTATATCCGGTGGTTTGTTTGGGGCGTACGGATCAGGTGACGCTGAGGCTTTTTGGTGCGCGCCGCTAGACGATTTAAGCGCTTACACCTGGGATTTTATAGATCGTCGCTATGGTTGGGGGCCGGATTATTACATTTTCGATCATGACGCGTCATCCAGATATTGTGAGGCCGCTGGTACGTGGGTGAAACCCCTCGCGGGGGTGTTCTACGAGACGTCGTATGATTACGGGCGTATAAACAACCCAGCGCGGGCGCAAAACGCTACGTGGTTTACTTTTAACGCTTCGGGTACAGAAGCTTGTGCGCTGCGGTCTGTGTATGACCCGACAACGGAGTACTATGACCATCGCGCTTTCACGAAGCGGTATACGCTTACGCTTAGCCCAGACCCTGCCACCGGCGCATTTTCAGTAAGCACTAAGAAAACACCTGAGATTTCATACAGCCGATCGATCTTTGGAGATCCTCGTAATTGCACGTATTACCCTCCGCTTGGAACACAGTATAATTACAGCGGTACTACAGAAGCTTTTGTTGCGTATAGAGGAGATTCACTAATTGTTGGGCAGTTGTTAGTGTCTATTTCTCAGACTACTTCACAGCAGCGGGACGACTACCCTCATGTTGATGAGGGGGTTTTAGATCATGCATATAATACCAGCATTAAGCTGTCCTACGATGGACAGATTCGTTCGCTAATTGAACTTCAGCATACGTACCATTACGACGCGGAATTTTTTAGTGGCGCGACAAATTATTGGACGGTGAATATAGACCTTAATACGGCGTATGAATCTACCGCGCCCCGCGTGCTGGATTTAGACGCGGGTATTGAAGTTTGGGAAACCCGTGAGCGTACTACGACGAGTTCTTTGTCTTCTACGTATCAACCAGCAGATACTATTCTGACCCAAATTTTCTACGGGTCACATAACTATCAGACAGATGTCGTCCACCCGGGGGGGAAAGATACGCCTCCACCCTTCCAGGGTTCCGTCGGTACGTATGAGCAAACAGGGGTTGTATCAACCTTCGCGCCTACTTTTCTCGGGCCTCCAGAAGCCATTGTATGCGCTAGCCCCGATGAATCAGGCAGTATGAGCTTAGGTCCTGCTGACTTACTAAATAAGTCTGGGCTGGAGTACCCGCACAGAATAATAGGTGCGGCTTATGCGGTAGGCCATCGTACGGGTGATATACCGCCTTATATTATATCTGCCCCCTATCAAGCTGCTGACTATTCAGGAGATCCTATAAGTGGAGATCCTCACGGGCCCAAGACGTTCCGCGTATATAACTATATGTATCCCGCGGGCAATTTGCGTAATTTAGTACCGTCTTATCGTTATATCGTAGAAGAGTTTCCTACAATAAAATGTCTCGTTGAATCTGATTCACCTCCGTGCGTCGAAAGTTATCAGGACGATATGCTTGATGAATCTATTTACTATTACCCAATCAACACCTTGGGAAAGAAACCCAACCTCTAACCCTTACGCCTCTTCTCGCCAACGCCTTGAGGTATAATAGCGTAGTGCAGCAAATTTGACTTTAGGAGCCTTCCATGGGTTTTCAACTGGTATATGCCGACCGCGTGAAAGACGCGCTTTATGGTAGTGCCCCCGACGATGCAACGGCCTACGGCATCGAAAATACGTCAACCCCTACCGTTTCTGGTTATAAGACCTTTATCGGTGAGGGTAATCTCGAAGCCAGTTCTGACAACACTCCGTGTTTTTATTACCTGGCGGAAGATGACACTTCAACTTGGGAAGTCGGAATTGGCTATATAAGTGGCTTTGCGAGTTCGCGTCAGATTAACCGGCAGCTGATTTTGCGCAGCACTAACTCCGACGCCGCTGTAGATTGGACAGGGCTGACCGGGATTACTATTTCGCTGATTGCGGCAGCCGACGCGCATTCACATCTTAACGGTATTGCGCTTTATGCGGCTACAACTGACGCTACTCCTACGGACATGGAGGCGCTAGAGGATGGTTCCGGCATCGTTCTGTCGCGCTATGGTCTGTACAGCACGGATGCGCTCGCCCACCTTATTACGGTCATGTGTCGCCAGACTGCAGGGACCGCTGGTTCAGTTGGTGATTCGTATGCCGGCCATTTTCTTGTTGTAACTGAACCGACTTCTGGGCTTGTCGGGTCCTCTACATTAGGCAGCGTCACTTCCGCAGGCATGTCGGTGTCCGTCGGATTTACCAGTTCCGCTAGTACAGAATTCGACATAACTGTTACAGGAGAGGCCAACCGTACTTTAGGGTGGAAGGCGGTAGTTCAGCAGATAGTCTTTCCTTGAATTTGACATCTTACTATGAGTATTAGCTCGAGCAGTATCAGTTCTGCCCCAATTAGTGGTTCGTCAGAAGCGGCGGACCCTAACGACGTGCTTGTTAACGACGCCTTCAACCTGGTTGAAGTTTGGGTTTCGCTACGCACCGGCGCTATTACTGAGACACCACCTGCTTGTACAGATATTGTAGATGTGGGTGCCGGCAGTGTGCCTGGGTATCCCGGTATTATCCTCGAAGGTATTTCTACAGCGGACACCCCGATTGCGCACCCGGCGCCAATCGCGCGTGACACGATCAATCTAACCGAAACACTTGCTTCCCAAGTTGCGTACATATTGTTGGATAGCTTCTTCGCATCCGAAATATTAGCGAAGAACGTCCACTTTTCTGTTACGACTAGCGACTCCGTCGCTCTGTTTGAAGCGCTCCTTCGGGGGGTCTACGGTGCAGCGTCCGACGTGCTACGTGCGGGGGACTTGGACGAGGCCTACGCACACTGGTACGTCGCTTCTTCAGAGGTGTTCAACTTCACTGAGGCATATGCTGCTTCAGCAGCGTACACGCGCACACTGAGCGATGGTGCGTTGTGGGGAGATGTCGCCCGCCGGGCGTTCGAGGACACGCTCAACGACGTACTCAGCACGTCGGACGTTGTTGAAATACTCGCCGGTGTTGTGCTGTCTGATGTCGCGCGCTTCTCTGAGGCCGCCGAGACGCTCATGCAGTACACCGCCGTGCTGGCGGATATTGTGGAGCTGGGCGATTCCGCCGCTGCGCTACAAAGTCTCAGTATTGCTATTAACGAAGGGTTCAACTTCGTTGGCGGTCTACGTTTTGGCGACGATGACTATGTAGCGTATGTTACGAATACACATACGCTGGGCATGACGACGTACTCTAATTTCAACTTCAACTCGTTCGCCCCTCCTTATGCCGCTAAGACTGATGGCATCTACGAACTAACGGGTGACGACGATGATGGCACGAACATTACGGCCTACATCACCACAGGGCTGGATGACTACGGTCAGGCACTCCTCAAGCGCATACCCGAGGTGTATATCGGCGGTACGCTGGATGGCAAAGTGTTGCTGAAAGTCATTACGTCACAGGACGGTACACGCACTTCTGACTGGTACTCCCTCACGGAAGACTACTCGACTGAGGACACCGCCCGCTTTCAAGTGGGTAGAGGGCTGCGCTCCAGGTACTGGCAGTGGCGCCTTGAAAACGTACAAGGAAGCGACTTTGATTTAGACTCTCTCGAACTACGCCCGCTGGTGCTATCGAGACGATTGCGCAAAAGGTAATAGAGGTATAGACACATGAGCGAATGTCCCACAATCGTCGGAGAGAGCAAAGCGACGCAGATCGTCGATTCTGGGTGGCGTAAATGGGGGGACTTTGCAACCAGCATGGCGCAAGAGGCCACCTCGTATCTAACTTCTCTTGCGGAATTGGAGATTACCGCGGTCCAGACAGAGCTTGAGACCAATTACCCTACGAGTAATGCGCGCCCCTTCGCCCCTCCTACGGCACCGACCACATCGTCTATAACGTTGGACACAAGCGGCAAACCGTCCGCTCCCACATATACTCAGGTGGATCTGACAGGTTACCTTCCGGTGCCGACGTTCAACGAGTCGATGCCTTCGATTAGTTACCAAGGAGCGCCGATAAAACCCGGTCAGTCGTTAAGCGACGCACCTACGGTCTCTACACCTATCTTCCCAGATGCTCCGGACGACACACTCCCTTCTGTGCCGACGCTGCGTGATCTCGATCTACCGGATGTGCCGACGTTGGACATCCCTGTGTTTGACGCAACGGCTCCTTCTTCGAGCGGTATAAAGGCTCCTAACACGACGTTCACGTTTACGAACGAGAACTTCAGTCACGCGCTGCTCGATCAACTGGTAGCGGATGTGTCGTCCAATCTACTGGGAGGCACAGGTCTCCCCGATGAGATTTGGACGCAGATTTGGGACAGCGCACGCGAGAAAATTCGCCAACGTGCAAGGGCGGAGATCGAAGCGGCTTCGCGTGAGTGGGGTGCTCGCGGGTTTAGCATCCCAGGCAGTACGCTGTTGGCGAAAGAGCGTGCGGCCCGTAATCAAGCGGCTTTGGAAGAGAATCGCCTGTCTAGCGACATCGCCGTGCAGGCTGCGAAGATGGAGGTCGACAACTTGCGCTTTTACACGCAGCAGGGTACGGCCATCGTTTCGTTCCTAGGCCAGCTGCATAACGAGTCAATGCAGCGGCAGTTCGCAGCAGCGCAATACACCTTCCAGGCCACTATCGATATTTTCAACGCTAAAGTCGGGTTGTATCAGGCCCAGCTGCAGGGTTATCAGACTGAAGCGCAAGTTTTTAAGACCCGTATGGAGGCGGCCCTCGTTTACCTGGAGGCGTACAAAGCAGAGCTCGAGGGGCAGAAGCTTATCGGCGAACTGAATATGCAGGACGTCGAGGTGTATAAAGCGCAGCTACAAGGTGTACTCGCTGCCACAGACATTTACAAGACGCAGCTCGAAGCTGTACGCACCTTGGTTGAGGTGGATAAGACGCGGCTTCAAGCTTATGGCGTTGAGGTGCAGGCCTTCGGCGAGCGCATTCGCGCCTACGCAAGTGAAGTGGATGCGTACACCGCAGGTATACAGGCTGAGGGGCTGAAGATCGCAAACTACGAGACGGCAGCCAAAGCGTTCTCTGCGGAAGTGGCAGCTTACAAATCGTCGACGGACGCCGTGTCCGCGCAGAAGCAGCTTGTTATTGAGTACAACAAGAGCCTGGGGGACCGGTACTCCGTCGCTATTGAGGGGTGGAAGGCAAATCTCGGGGCGGAGGCCGCACGAGTTAAAGCCTTAACCGACGTATACCAAACGAAGGCCGACATCTATAAATCTGAAGCTGATGTAGAGGATTCCCGCGTTCGTTCTGAACTGGGGTATTACGATTCTGAGGTGCGCAAGGCAACTTCTGAGGCGGAGCTGCGCCTTAAAGAGGCCGAGTTGAATATAAACCAGGTACAGCGCATCAGCACCCTGGAAGTAGAACGGGGTAAAACGCTGGGTACGGCTTATGGTCAACTGAGCGCGGCGGCCCTCGCGGCCGTGAACTTGTCCGCGACGGTCGGCACGCAGGTCAGCGAGTCCTACGGCTGCAGCTCGAGCCATAATTACCAATATTAGCGTGGTATAATTGTAGCGCGCTACGGAGAGATACAGATGGGACAGAACGGAGTCTATGTCACTACAGAGAAGGACCCTAATGGAAGGCCTATCCCCTCCTATAGTAATCGTTCCTCTCCGTATTCGGCTAACTTGACAAGTCGTTATAGCAGCACGTCAACGCAACAGCCACAAACGCAGCAGAGACCGACGGCACTACGCAGCTTAACGTTTAACAACGCTCGGGCAGGTAGTACCGCACCGGCGCCGCGCGAAGCGCAATACGCTGCGCGCGAACGTCAGCTTTTGGAGGGTCTACCGCAGCGTACCAGTCAGTGGGAGCGTGAGCGGCAGATCCACAACGCCGGAGTAGGAGCCCCTCGTAACGACGGTAGCCATTGGGACAGCAAACTGACTCGCGCGCAGCGACAAGCTGCTATGGACGCTACGGTTGGTGTTCAAAATAAGCTCCGCGACCAGTTCGCCGCTGAGGATGCCGCGTACACTAACGCGTACGGCAACCTTACCGGGCGACAAGACGCTGCGGTTATGAACGATCGCAATAACCAGAATGCTCGAAGCCTACAAGGTCTTCGCAACCAGGCCTTGTTAGAACAGCAGGGGCTGCAAAATCAGGGCTACTTCGACACCGCCGTCGAGAACAACCGCGGTTCCTATGAGCGGCAGGACTTGGCGGGTAGGGACAGGCATAACCTGGCCAAACTGGATGACGACTACCGTAATCGTTCATTGACTGCGGAGTACGGTACCGACGGTACCGGCGGGTATAGAGGGGCGGAGCTGGACATACGCCGGGAGGCAGCAACTCGTGAAAACCAGAGGGCCGACGCCGAACTGAGTGACGCGACCAAAAAAAGGTCTATGCAAGAGCTCATCTCCCTGTTTAATGGTAATGAAGGTGCGGCGTCACAAATTTACAGAGGTCTAACGCCTGAACAACGGCTATTGAGCGGCCCCGATCTTCTCGAAGCCGTTGCCCCCCTTGCTCCTACAGCGGTCGGCGGTTCTTATGAGTCCGGTCCTCGGCAGTGGATTCCTGGAGTCGATGACTACGCACAGCCTGGTAGCGTAGGGCCGAACGCGTCTATTGAACCGGCTCCTTGGTACTCTGCACTCGATATGTTCCACGATAGTAATGTGGGGGACCTCATCGCAAGAGGGCGCAATGGTGAGGCGGTCGGGCTTAGGCGTGAATCCTTCTCCCCCGAGCTTTACAACCGACTCAGATACCCCAATCGCCGATAACTGAGGGCTTATAGATGGCACGTGCGCTCTCTGATGCAGCGAGAACCGCCCTCTACTGGCAGGAAGAAGACCAGCATAAAGATGAGTCGAGGCCGCTTCGCTCCTTTAGGGCGGGTATTGAAGGCCTAAAGGGTAGCTTCAACAACGCAGCGGGTGCCGTCAGTCGACTGGTAGGGGCTAACGACACCGCGCAGTCGTTTGAGAACGACGCTCGTATAAACGCTGCCCGCGCTGCGGGTATACGTGGGCGAGTGCCGACTTGGCAGGAGGCTGATAGTCTAGGCGACTACGCCAGCTACGCCACTGACATGGTAGCGAGCAACCTACCGCTCGCTGCCAGCATGCTGGGGCCGGGTCTAGTTGCGGGTGGTATACGTGGCACGCTAGCTGGCGCCAACGCCCTTCGTGCGGGGCTCTCAGGCGCAGCTGTTCAGCAGGCGCGTGAGAAAGCTGCGGTCGGCGCTGCCAACAAGGTGGGGTTTGGTGTCTACGGTGGCACCTCCGCCGGTGAGAACTACGGGCGCGTGCTCAACGACCCGGACGCCGAAGGCACCCCGTGGCAGAAGGCGGCCACTTCACTGGCAGCAGGAGGTGCAAGCGCCTGGCTCGGCATGAAGCCGTTGCAGGGCGTGCAGGACGCGCTGACGAAGAACGCCGGCTTTGGGCGCACCGTTGGCGCTACCGCCGCGCTCGAGGGTATCACCGAGGCGGGTGAGTCCGTCATCTCACGCCTCAACAACCGCCTCTACAACAGCAACGTCAACCTGCTCGACGCCGACGCGCGTCGTGAGTACATCGACAGTATGCTGGGCGGCGCTATCGTCGGCGGTGCCTATGCCGGCGCTGGGTACGGTGCAAACAAGCTGCTGCAGCCCCGCGCACAACCCGAGCCTGAGGTCGACCTTAACCCTAATGGGGCTTACAACATCGACGACATGTACGTCGAATCGCCTCAGGACGACGGCGAGCGCATCGCGCACATCGAGGAGATCCGTAAGCTGCTGCTATCTCCCGGCACTTGGCCGAACACCGCCACGCGAAACGCGTTGCGCGACGAGCTAAACCAAGTTGCCAAGCAGATGCGCACCGCGGAGGGCAGGGCGTATGTCGCCGAGCTGTACGGTGGCACCGGAGACTACGACCCCAACGTAGCCTTCGACACGATATCCCCACGGCATGACGTTGTGCGTCTGGGTCAAGAGGACAACTTGGACGAGGCCCTGGACCCACAGGAAGAACTCGACCAGGTCATGTACGACCCCTACGGGGGTGTGGGCGACGAGCAGGACACTCGTGGTGTAGAGTTTCTCGGTAAGGGCCCAGCGAATCGTCCCTACATCTTCGACCCTGCCAACAGCGACTACTCTCGCGGCGTTCCTGAGAAGACGATCGAAGCGTATGCACAGGTCGACCCCAGTAGCGACTACGACTCTGTGGACGCACGCGCTCTGGCGCAAGCGGAGGGTAAGACCTTCCTGGAGAAGACGCAGGAGATCGTCGGTGCTGACGTCTACCGTAACGTAGATGCCTGGCGTGGCCTACAACCGGCCGACGCGAGAGTCGGCGGTGCAGACGCGTTGCCCTTCGATGCCGCAAAAGGAGTTGATCCACAGGCACGCTCACGTGACCGGTACCGCAGTACCTTTGCGGATATCGCCGGCGACCTGTTTACAAGGCGCGCAGCCCTACAGGCTGAGCTTGAAGTTGCTCAACGTCAGTCTGACGGTACCAATAGTGGCCCGGCGGTGCGTGGCCTCGAAGCGGACATCGCGAAGCTCGACGCGCGTATTGAGACGGCGGCTGGCGAGTTCCTTCAGCGTCTGCACTTCGTGCGTCGCACCCCGCGCTATGTAGACACAGTATCCGAAGAGCGCGCGTTCGACCTGACGATGTACGAGCTGACCGCAGGTAGCAACGAACGCGGCCGTATCTTACGCCGCGCCAAGCAGAACCCTGGCATCGTTAAGACGAAAGACGGCAAGCTAAAGATCACCCCGGGTAGTAACCGTTACGTCGAAGGTAGCTTAAACGGCGAGCGTATATGGATCGACTTGCGTAACCTCACCAGTGCGATGCTGAACAAGCTCACTGATGCTGGTGCGCTACCGCAGCAGACCGAGCGCATGCCGTCCAACGCTGACGGCAAGACCCGTGACTGGATCGCCCGCCAGCGGCTCATTCAGCGGCTGGCAGCCGCCCTCAACGCCGGGCTGGTGTCGATGCTCAACACAGGGGTGAAGTTCGACCTGCGCAATATCCCCTCCGACACGGTGTTCTGGTACGACAAGCAGCGTAATCCGATCACTCTGGCGGAGATCCGCGAGGCTTACCTTCCCGGTACGAAGAAGGGCGCTGAGTACCTGAACGCGAAGGCCGAACGCGACCGCACAATCGCGCTGATGGAAGCGGCCGGATACGACCCGAGGCGCATCGCTGAAGTCTACTCGCAGCTGACACCGAACTTCGACCCGAACCCCGCACCGCTGCCGAACATGAACGTGTCCTCGCAGGAAGTGGACGAGGCCGGTACAAAAGAACTGGGTCGCCCCTACCAGACGTCGCTGATTGAGCAGCGCACGGGGCGTGTGGACGCAGGCAAGCTCAGTCCGCGTGAGCGCTCACAGCTTCGCGCGGAAGGTGCAAAGCAGCTTGAGCGTATACGCTCCGAGATGGCAGCGGCGGGCTACTCGCCGGCGCACATCAACTACGCGCACAACTTCCTGGCCGACCGCTACGACTTGAAGAGTGAGAAGCGCCGCGCGGTAGAAGGGCTCAGCGAGGGTGAGAAGAAGATCCTTGAGCGCAACCTGCTCGCGGACAAGGGCATCGACTACCTGACGCAGCTGCAGCACACCTGGCAGCAGCGGAAAGTGCACAAGACCGCGCCACCCGCCGAGATGGCGCCGCGTGAAGTGCCTAACGAACAGCTCTACAACAAGAACGACGATGTTCAGCGCGACGAGATCTTTGGTGAGGACGCGGACGGTACAGTAGAGACACGTGCCGGACGTGGCGTAGATCCTGAGCACGCCTACGCGCGGAAGGCGCAGGCGGAGGCAGACGCTCGACGTCGTGAGGAGGAGCTGGCACAGCAGCGGGCGGAAGAGAAACGCCAAGAGCACAAGGACTGGGTGGCGAACATGTCCGCGCTGCTGCGGGAGATTGCCTCGCTGATCGGACTGAAGGATGTACGCCTCGTCGGCGTGGAAGAGGCGATCACGATCGTCAACGAGCGCGCCGACCAAGCTCGACAGCTGGACGCGCTGCGTGTGCTGCGGGCCTCAAAGAGCGCTATGCAGGCTCGTGTCAAGGCGCTGCTGGACGTCGGCCGCGTGGACGACGCCGTCGCTGCGCTTGACGAGTACGTTGTTGCGCGCAAGCAACACTTCGACGTGAGCGCGGAGCGTCAGGCCCTGGAGCTGCTGTCGAAGCGTGGTGACCCAACACGCGTGCGTAACATAATCAGCGGGCGCCAGCGCGGGTTCTACGACCGTGCTAGCGGTGCTGTCTACGTGAACCCGTCGCTGCGCGGAGCCTATGCCACCGCCACCCTCATGCACGAGGTGGGACACGCGGTCATGTACCAGAAGTTCAACGCGCTTAGCGCGAAGGACCAGGCCGCAGTCCTTGACGAGTACGAACGCTGGCGCGACCTCTATGGCCGTACCACAGTCACCACGGCGAAGATGTCCAAGCAGGCCATCGCGCACGCTATTGAGGCGGCGGCCTCCGGTAACCTGGCACGCCTTGACGGTCTGACCGCAGACGAACGTCAAGCGGTGCTGAGCTTTAACGAGTGGTTCGCCGACAACGTAGCGAAGTGGGCCGACACCTCTGCGAAGCCCAAGAGCGTCGTCGAGCGCTTCTTCGCCGACGTCGCCGCCGCTATAAAGGCCTTGCTGCGCAGCTTCAAGCTACGCACCGGACAGAACTACGAGGCCACTGGCGCAGTCGCTGACTTTATGGATGCGCTAGTCAACCAGGCTGCAGCGCAGCACGCTGCCTACGAGCAGGAGCGTGTAGCCGACGGAGGCTTTGTAGGCCCGCCACCACCCCCCGGCGGTCGTGGTGGTAGTACACCGCCGCCCCCACCCCCCGGTGGTCGTGGCCTTGCCGGCCGGCTGTCGAACTGGTACAGCCACTTCCGGCGCGGGCAGCAGTCAGTGCTTAGTACCCGTATGGTAGACGAGGTTCGCGCCTTTATTGAAGAGCATGCCACAGCGGCAGAGAAGCGTGCGCTGTACCGCGCCGCGCGCAGCGAGGTCATGCAGCGCGCGATGACCAAGGCGCTGGGCAGCAGTGCGCGAGCTGTCCTGCAGATACGTACCGACCCAAATATGGCCGCCGCGTACCTGTACGCACTCACCCGTCTTGGCGTTATACAGACCGGACCACAGACTACAAATGTAGTCAACGGGATGGAAGGACGCCTCAACGACATGTACACACAAGTGTTCGGTGAGCTGTCTGCCGAAGCGCAGTCACAAGCGGTGCTTGATGCTATCGCTGCGGACACCCTACAGCACAACAATGACAGCCTGGCGCTACCCGCGGACTTTGTGAACAACCAGCACCGTCGTATGGCACGCGCTATACGCGACAAGGTGATGGGCGCGTACCGTAAGCTGTACACCCCGGTGTTCGGGCTGCCTGCCGAGCGGCTGAACGACATGGACATACCGGTGATGAGCCAGCTGTCCAACCTACTGTTCAACCCAAGCACGGCGCGCGGTGTACCCCAAGGCTTTCTGCGTGCGAAGTCGCAGAGACGAGCGGAGTTCGACAAGCGCTACCTTGCCTTGGTGAAGGACTTGGATACGGCACAGCGTGAAGCGATCGCAGCGGTGTTCAACAACCCGGACCTGCTGCGTACGGCGTCGGAAGACGTCCGCACCAAGCACAAAGCGCTTCGCGCGTTGTTCGACGACCTCTACAAGTACCTCGAGGAGGCCGGCGTCACGTTTGAAAAGCGGCAGAACTACACCCCGTGGATGTTCAACGAGGAGTACGTCACCGCCCACATGGACGAGTTCGTCGCGCTAGCTTCGAAAGAGCAGTACCAGGGGTACTGGCGGCAGATGAAGGACAAGTGGATCACCGCGCGGCGTGTACCAGCGGACATCACGCTGGAAGACTTCATTAGGGAGCGCCTGCTTGACCTCACGCGTCCTGAGGGTGTGCAGACAGCCGACACGGAGAGTGGGCACCACAACCCCGGTTTCCGCTTTATGAACCCTCGTGAGTTGAACTTCCTACAGTCACAGGGTACGGCTGAGGACCGCGTGGAGCTGGCCAAGTTCTTCGAGCCTAGCCTGGACCGTATGCTTGGTAGCTACATCTCCAGCGCAGTGAAGCGCGCGGAGTTTGCCCGCCGCTTTGGTCTTAACGGTGAGCAGCTCACCAAGATGCTCGACGAGGCCAGAACGGTCTGGGGCGCCAGCCCGCAAGAACTGGCCTACGCGCAGGCTACCGTGGACTCCGCGCTGGGTATGTACGGTGCGCACACCCGCAAGTGGCTGGAGGATAACTTTAAGGATACTGAGCTACCCAAGTACCTCAAGAGTATGTTGGTAGGCGAGGGGGCCGGCACCATCAACCCCAAGCTGCAGAACCACATGGGTTGGATCATCACCTACCAGAACTATCGGCTGCTGGCACTCTCCGCCTTCATGAGCTTCACCGACCCCTTCACACTGCTGGCGCGTAACGGTAGCTTCCGTGACACGTTCGCCTCTGTGCGTGAAGCCGCTAAGACGATGTGGGACGCGAGCAGCGGCGATGCGCAGCAGCTCAACGCGCTGCTGGATACAGTCAACACTATCGACTACCACAGCATGCACGAAGAAATCATGCGTGAGTTTGGTCAGCACTTCTCGCCCACGCAGCAGAAGCTCAACGACGTGTTGTTTAAATACAACGGTGTGGAGTATCTGACACAGTTTGCTCGTCGTGTCGGCACTATCGGTGCGGAGAAGGCGATCGTCAAGTGGTACGAAGGGCAGTCCGAGAACGACATCCGCAAGCTCGAGGAGCTGGGTATCGAGGTCGGCGACGTACGTGTAGAGAATGGGCACCTGGTGTTCTTATCACCTGCTGAGTACAAGCAGGCGTCGAAGGCAGAGAAGGCGCGTAACGACCGGCTTATCGGTGCGGTGCGGCAGTTCGTCGACACGACTACGCTGCGCCCCGACGCCACCAACAGACCCACGTGGATGAACGACCCACACGCGGCGCTGGTGACACACCTCAAGACGTTCCCCTTCGTGTTCCACGACAACATTATCAAGCGGCTGGGTAAAGAGGCGCAGCACGGTGACTTCGCCCCGCTGCTAGCGACAGCTGTCACCTTCATGGCGATCACGCTTTTCGCAGATTGGCTCCGCGACATGGTAAAATATGGCCCAGAAGGAGCTTCGTGGAAGGCCAACTGGGGACCGGAAGAATACGTTGCCTATGCTTTCGAGCGTTCGGGGCTGATGGGTCGTGACGAGTTACTGCAAGACGTTCTGGCCCCTGTGCTGCAAGGTGACGTGGTAAAAGGCGCAGCGGAGGCGTTAGGACCGACAGCCTCGCAGCTGTTGACTATCAGCAGATACGGCCCGTCAGAGCGCGAGCTGCCGCTGCAAGTACTCTATAGGAACTGGGACTAAGGCAATGGGAATGTCGAAAATTATGAGTGATGCGCTTGCTGCTACCAAGCGTGGTGCACAGTATGCCGGAAGCAAGACTAAGGCCGGCGCAAACTACGCTTGGGACAAGACGAAAGCCGGCGCCCAGGGTTTGGGAAACTCAGTTGCTGCAGGTACAGCTGACGCTCGCCATAACTGGGGGCAGCTAGGTGGTGGTGCAAGCGGTCTGGCCAAAGAGCAGATGGCTGTTGGCGGCGGCGGTCTAGTAGATGGTGCTATGGATCTGGCCAGTCGTCACCCTGTACTGACCGGCGCTGCAGGTGCAGGGCTGGCAGCTAGCGGTATGGGCCTGGGTGACGGTGGTGAAGAAGGTCTGGAAGTGGGCGAGCTGGACAACGGCCGCCGCTTTGTCACGACTCCACAAGGTACTGTGTACGAAGGGCAGATCAGCGAAGAGGAATTCGAGGCCCTGTACAGCGCCGTTGAGTCGCAGACCAGCCCATCGGCAGGTGATGTACTGGCTGGTGTTGCGGGTGTTGGGCTGATGGCAGCGAATCCGCTGGCTCGCAAAGCCGGTCGCTATCTAAGCGACGCCACACAACGCGGATACGGAAGGGCTAAGAGCGCGATGGCCGGGGGTGGACCTACCCCATCAGCTCACCCGTTTGGCACACCGGCGGGGAGCGCTACCGCTGGTACCTACCGTAATCCTCGGTCGAAAGCAGATGTTGACCCCGCAACAGGGATGTACAGGTAGTTTGTAATAGCGACATGGAGGTCGCAATGAGGTACTTCGACATTTCCGAGTTCGACTCCCCCGACGCACCGGGGTCGGGGGTCAACATGAACACGCAGTTCCTCCGTATCCTCGACGCCGCGCGCGAAAGTGCCGGCCTCCCCTTCGCGATAACCAGCGGCTACCGCACCCCAGAGCACAACGAGCGTGTCGGCGGTGTGCGTAACAGCGCACATACGCGTGGGTACGCTGCCGACATTGTTGCTCGCACTCCGGCCATCGCCATGCGGATTATCACGGCGCTGTACGAGCAGGGGGTGCAGCGTTTCGGGTACTACCATAAACAGGGCTTCGTGCATGCGGACGTAGATCCCGACAAAGCCGCTCCTGCCTTCTGGGACGATGGAGACTAGGTCATGGGGTACTTTATTGCCGATGAGATTAACATTCACCAGCGTATGGGCGCAGGCGACGACTGGGTGCTCGACGAGCCTGTCGGCTATGTATCTACCGAGCACTCGCTGTTGATAAGAGCACCCAAAGGCTTTGTAACGGATTTCGCCTCTGTACCCTGGTTCGCGCGTCGCCTTATACCGCGGACTGGAAAATACAACGGGGCGGCGATTATCCACGACTTCCTGTATCGCTGTACAACCATGCCTCGTGCGATCTGCGACGATATTTTCCTAGAAGCAATGAAGGATCTGCGTGTTGCCACATGGCGTCGCAACCTCATGTACGCCGGCGTGCGTATTGGCGGCGGTGCGGCGCGTAACCAAGTTAACCCCAACCTAACCTGCCCGAAGGGCGGGTTTGTAGTGCCGACCTACCCATAAAGGAGTACGCTTTATGAATAAGCTGTATAACCCGACGACACTGCTGCTCGCAGCTGTCACCGCACTCGCGCTCAGCGGATGTATGGTGACGGACAGGGTAGTGACGGTCGTTGACTACTACTGCGGCAAACCACAGGTAGAGCGCGAAGCCCTACGTGCGGTGGTCGACGCTCAACTGCTGGCCAAAGGGCACAGCGTAAAAATAACCTGCCGAGGCGACGGTTAAAAGGGGGTGATCCATATCTAGTACACCGGGGTACCCTCCGGTGTGCTCAGATAAAACACCTGACCACAGAGGAAAAAAATATGCCTAGTCTATGGGATGCCCTAACCAAAAGTGCTGGCGAACGAGTCGCCGCAAAGATGAATCAGCCGAAGAAGAAAAAAGCGGTTACCAATACACCCGGCGGTGGGATCATGGGGGCAACGCGTGCTTTGAGTGGACGCAAAGCGCGCTTGGATGAAGCAATCAGACGATCGGGAGGCTGATATGTCTAAGGGCAAGAGAGGGGGCGGTAAGAAGTGCTGATTAACCAGCGCTGCTACAGACACCGCTCGTTAGGGAGACAAGATCGTCTCCCCAACGATAAGCATCACCGGAAGGCCCCTGCTTCTTCGACTCCTTCTTCCGATCCACCTGAACCTGAGACCGATACCTCGGTCGTTGAACTGCGCTCTTCGCTGTTCGACTACTTTTCCGTGCGCGCATAACGCCTCCTGGTAGTGTCTAAGCCTCTTGCCTAAGTATATGTATTTGTGTAAGCTTGTGCTTCGGTTTTATTAGACAGTTTGCGACCTAAGTAGCTGTTTTTAGGGCTTTCTGCACAGGATTGTGGCTCCTGTGGTCGTGGGTTCGATTCCCATCAGCCACCCCACTTTCAGAGCATCTCCCGTCTAATAAGATAGAGAGTGCCTAATAAAAGAGCGTAAGAGCCGGCCTAAATCGCTGCGCTACGATGCTATTGGAATAAATGGTAGGCCGGGTGAGATTCGAACTCACAAACAGTGAGACTTAAGCCCACTGGCGTTGCCAATTAGCCTACCAGCCCATCTTTCTGTTGTGCCGGTTATGCCTCCGGCGACGGCATCACGGTCCGCCCATTCAAGAGTACGACACGCCGACAGAGAGACTTACGACGCTCTTGGTCTTCCCGCTCTGTAAAGAACTCCCTCGCGGTTTGGGCATAACGGGTTACGTTAGAGGCCTGGAGGGAGCCGTGTTGAGGGGTATTATACCATTGTCAATTTTCAAAAAATTGACAATGCTCAGCGGACTATTTCAACCGGCTCAACCACCTCCGGCTTACGCCGATAGTGCCGATTAAGCGTGCGCTGGTCGGCGTGCCCCAGTAACCTCCCATCACGGGAGTCCGAACCTGCCTTCGCACGAAGGTCGTGGAAGGTAAAACGCTCTTCGCGCTTCGCGAACAACGAACGCATTAGTCGCTGCCAGCTACTCTGAAAGCCGCTGCGTGTTAGTGGTTGACCACGCACGCCGCGGACAAGGCGGCCACCCGCACCTGCGCCATGATCGTCTGCTCGTACACCCAGGATCGCGCGGAGCTCAGGCGTCCATCGGAACAGGAGTCGTCGGCCAGTGGATCGAGTGGTCTTATGAGGGCGCACAAGAAGGCCGTCACGCGTAATATTGCTCCCGTCAAGCGCCAGTATGTCAGAGAGGCGTAAGCCTGTAGCCACAGCAATCTGCATCGCCATCTGGATCGGGGCTGATGCACGGTCGTGAACACGCCAGAATTCGTCGTCAGTGACGTATCGGTCACGCGGTTTCTCCTTGTTAGACTCAACGAGACGGCAGGGGTTGTCAGCGGCGTAACCCCAACGGATGGCGTACTTGTACACGTGGGAGAGCAGCGCCTTCTCACGATTGGCGCGCACCGGCGCCCGACGCGCGTCCATGTAACCGTAGATGTGCTGCGGTGTGATCTCCCCCGGCGCCATATGGCCAAACACTGCGCGAAGTCGTGCCAGCTCAGCGGTATTGTCACGTTGTGTTTGCACCGCTTTGGTAGGTACGACGTCGCGCAGGTAACGGTCTATGATCGTGTCGAGTGTGCGCCCCTCTAGCACCGGTGCGAGGTTCAACTCCGCGTAGCGCTGGAGCGCCTCGAAGTAATCGCGGCTGAGTCGGTGCCACTTGTTGGCACGATCAACGAAGTAGTACGTGTTCCTCTTTAGGTACACGCGCTGTGGGAGATGTTGGTTAATACGGCGTCTTCGGGGCATAGTGTACCCCCTTGTTTAGTGCGTCGAACTTCGGAGTGCGGGGTGCCCCCACACTACGAAGTGGTCGATCAATGGCTGTGCGAGGAACACGAGGGTGCCCGTCCTTGGACACATAGTGGTGTATGTGGTTTTGTCGCAGCCAGCCGATCTGCTTACTGGGGTAGCGATAGCCGGTGAGAAAAATGACCTCATCTAAAGACAACAAGGTTTCAAAAAGACCCTTTATGGTCATTAGAATGTCCTTTATGGTGGTTTTTTGTCAAGCGTTATGCCGTACTGTTCGCCTCGGGCAATGTTCCACTTGCGTTTTTCTTTCTGCTCGTTTCGATCAGGGGCGGAAATTCCGATACGAAGTTGCCCACGGCTAACCTCTAGCACTGACACATAAAAGCATTCTCCAGGTTGAACAATCAACGGTTCGTTGTTTTTAGGCTCAATAACGATGACCTCTCCCGGGCGTCGTGATAAAACAAGACCAGGACGTATTTTCTTCATAGCAATACTCCGGAAAGGAAACCCTCCCCTTACACAATAAACGTTTGGGGAGGGAATACTACCCCCTATCGAAGTATTAAATCCCTATTACGCAGCGCCTTTCTCAAAGTCGATAGGGCAGGCCCCGGAGGCGCAATCCACGTGCTCGCGGTCAACGTCTTCAGCTAGCCCCTGCTGGATACTGGCGGCCACAGACTCGTAGCGTGCTTTCGTTACCGGCTCCTCAGGTTGGTACTCATAGGCTGTACCGTCCTCCTGCGGCATGACGGAACAACAGCGGATCTCTGACTGGTGTTTCTTCAGCATGTCCGCGAAGTGCTTATGATCAACGATACTCGCATTGTACTTCAGCGTATAGCTGATCTGGTTGCCCACATCTTGGCCCGTAAGACCTTTGATGAAGTATTTCTCACCTAGCTTGAGCCACTGGTACTGCTCCTCGGGTGTCGCTTCTGCGGCAGTTACCAGCGCATCGCCGAGACCAAGCGTTGTTAGCGTTGGCTCTGTAGGGAAACCGACAATAGATGTACCCTCGTAAGTACGCAACTTGCGTACAGGGTACCCGTTGGACTCGTACTGTTCGACCAGCGGATCGTCGTTACGGAATTGCACCCAACGTAGATAACGCGCCATCGCGGGCAGATGCCATCCTTCGGTCAGCCCGAAGAGTTTGCTAGTCGTACCGGCGGGTTTGATGGTGAGCATCGTATGCGGAACTTGCACCCCGAGTTTAAGAGCGTATCGAGTTGCCTCGTCGATAACGGCGGCGTTGAAACGGGCAAGGGTGTTCCAAAACTCTTGGGAGATATCCTCATCGATCAGATCCTTGAAGCCAAGCTTGAAGAACTTCCAGGCAAACTCGTGCACGCCGGTCATACCGATGCCGATGCGGTTCGTGCGTCGCACTTCGGCGTTGTACACGCTGTCCATAGTGTTGACCCTCATCAACGCGCGGGTGGCGGCACGAAAGGCCTCCTCCGCATCGTCAAGAGACTGCGCGTGGAAGGGCACAACGTCGGCGATGACACAGAACCCGCCGAGTACATGCAACGCTATTTCACCGCAGGGGTTGGTGATGTAAGGGTACTTCTTGCGAGAGGCGCGCTTGGCGAGCCGACGCATGTACACCTGCGTGTCGTCTTCAATCTGATACTTCTTGGACCCGAAGTAATCTCCCTTCAGTACATCGTCCAGACCCTCGTTGTTCTGCACCAGCTTGTCGATATTGATAAGCCCGGGCTCGCCCGTACCGTCACCGTAGGAGTACTCCGAGAGTAACTTGAACACCTTGCGTGCGTGGCGCGCCAGGTCACTGTCGTAGCCGTGGGCGCCGCGCTTTATGTTGAGGAGCCGCCAGAACTCGGCATCGACGGTCACAGAGTTGTTGGAAGACCACAAAAAGGATTGTGGAGGGAAGGTGTGCTCTGCACGAAAGGCGATGACCTCGTCCATCTTAGAGCCTTCGTACTCTATCGGACGCTTCACGCCGATGAAGTCCAGCACGGACTTGTCGCGCCAGGTCTTCGTCGCCATGCGCGCCGCACGACGGGCGCCGCCGACGAGCACACACTCTGCGAGGTAGTGGTCGGCGTACATGGCCTGTAGCCAGACAGGCAGCCCTGCGCCCTTCAAGCTAGCAACTTTCAACAGCGCGTTCATCAGCGGCACGGGACCCGAGCTAGGGCGGTTTTGCATACCTTTGATCGGGGAGCCACGACCGCGTACGTCGGAGAAATCAAGAATTAGCATATTGCCAGCGTGGATCTTCTCGAAAGCAGCGTTCTCAAAGATTTCGACGACCTTTGCCCAGCCTTCACGGGTGTCAGGAACTTTGTACCAGAGTACGTTTCGTCCGTTACCGTATTTATGGCGGGCATCACGTACACTTTCGTGGGCGCTGTAGTCGAAGTCAGGATGGCTTGAATCCAGGACGCACCTAAGCGTAGGAGCGTTATCCCAATCCACAAGGACCATATCATCGTCATAACTACGGCCAACCCCAGAACCGTTGAGCAAAAGATAGAACAGCGCGAAGCTGGCGGCGGCGGTAGCACAGTTTGTGAAAACTTCTTGGTTGCGCTCGGGTTGTGTGGTGTCGCCATGCTGTAAATGCCTCCCACTCATCAGCAGTGCTGCGTTTGCGATATGCTTGAACAGTACGTTCTGTTCGTATTTTCGTTCTTCCAAATCAGAGCAGAGCGCGGCGTTGCCAGCCGCAACGCGTCGTGCGACGTCCTCCCAGCGTTCAAAGACGATCTTAGGTGCGCGGTTGCGAATGGGTGCTTCGTCGGTGATCTCGACGTGCAGGCGGGAGTTGAGCGCGGCGGTGTTCCACTTTTGGTAGAACTCCTTTGGCTCGTGAGGAGAAATACGAAGGGTGTTGGCCTGTACGAGCGAAAATTCATCCTGGTGAAGAAAATAGCGCAACACGGTGCGCTCCCCAACGGCTTGACCCATACCTGGGTGTAATGCACGAACTACATTTGCCATAATCGCTCCTTTGTGAGCTAGAGGACGCGCTTGGCGTCTTGATAGAACGAGCGACCCGTCGTAGGGTTAACGCTTATGATCTCACGACGTACACGAGGCATGTCACCTGCCACGGAGGCGGGTTTCATAACCTCTCTCGAGATATAAGAGCGCTCGTTGGGATCGATCTCGTGCGCGCGCAAGGCGCGGCGTAAGGCTTTGGCCTTTTTGCCTCTCATAACGATCTAGTTCCTTTATGAACAGTCGATGGTCAGGCCCGATAATCCACAGATTGATCGGGGGGAACGAAATCTCGGGCCAGGATATGCTCATTGTACCACCGTTTGACGGTACTGTATCCACCCTTTGAAATTCCCTGACCACAACATGCGTTGTCGGTCCATGTGCGTGACACCGCTCTCCCACTCCTCTGCACCACTCTGATAGAACAGCATCGGTGTGCCCTGGTGCTCGAAGGGGCTGAGATGCTGGGATTCGAGAAGACGTGTGTACAGTTGACAATCTTTGTGAATAGCGCGTTCGGACCCGTCATGGGTGTTGTAACTTACACGGGCGCAACCTGCGACCGACGTGCGTAGTGCGGCGTCCCCAGCCGTCGCGGGGTGCGCATAGGGAGTGTGCCACTCTCCCGGACGTAGCAGTACCGGGTCGCTGTTGTACTGCGCCCGTCGAATCTGCTGCGCCAGTTCACGGATCTCGGGCTGCGCATCAGGGTGGACGCGTAGCGCAAAGAAGTTGTCCCACTCGGTGGCGGTGACGACAACGTGTATATGTGCCCACGGCTCCATAATACGATTAGCGAGTTGCTTGTGAAGGTTGCAACCCAGCAGGTATTTCGTATAGTCGCGAGCAGACGACAGTGCGGCGTGCCAGTAGACGATAGCCGAATCTTTGTCCCCACCTACTAGCTCTGCACCCGCTTGCATCCCCGGCTTGTTCGAACCCCAAAATACAGGCAGTGCCGGATTATCGTAGATCTCATCAATCAGCCGGTGCACGGGTATGGCGCGACTACTACTGGCGTTGCGGCTGAACAATCGGTGTGTCATGAACTCCGAGTGGATAAAGCGCGGGTAAGTTAACTCCATCGTGTAAAGGTCATGCGCATCGTCAGCAGCCCAGTACGGGCGACTGTGGGCGATGACTTTAGCGCTAATAGTCATTGTCATCCTCTCGAGCTAGGTAGGATACGTCCTCACACGGTGACGGGATTTCCCACTCGTAGTTAGCCACATCGCTGGACCAAGTTTTCGAATCGGGGTATGTGGTAACGTCATAAGCCGTGTAAGTCCCTGCTGCCAGTGCGGCCGCGGCAAGTAGCGCAAGAGGTCCCATTTACGCCGCCTCCAAGTAAGAGCATGCAGCATCCATCACCTTATGCAGTTGTTGTGTGCGACCGGGCAGTACAGCCAGCCGACCTTTCAGGACCTCAGTGACCGCATTGAACAGCCGCCACACGGTGTACCCCCCATCGGTGAACTCGACGTGCGACGGGCTCTTCCACTCGTCCCACACCGCGCGGATCTTAGAGGGCGCAATAATGCCCTTGCGGAACAGCTCCATGATGAGGTGGTCGGCGTACTCGCCGTCGTCGATGGTAGTGCTCTTGTAGGTATCAATCTGCGCCTCTTGATGCTCGCGCATCAGGGGGATGCGGTGCACTGCACGATGTACTACGTCCGGCAGATCACGCTCGATGTAGCGTGTATGTTTGCGCCCGATCTTGATCTCGCCGCTAAAGGCCAAGTTGTCGCAGACGAACACACCGCTGCCAACGACCATCTGCGCGCTGAAGGCCTTGTCGTGTGCGTTACGCAGCCCGACGATCGTGCTGAAGTCGGAGTCCTCGTCACTCGCCAGCTGCATGACGCCGAAGTAGTGGTCACCGTCACGCGCAAGGGCGTGCACTTCGTTGACCACGTTGAGGTCGTTGGCGGCCAACGACTCGTGCACGCGGTCGAGTAGCAGGTCGTGAGGGATGGGGAACCACCGATCTACGGGCTCCGGTGTGTGGACTGCAGCCAGCGCGTTGCGTGGCACTTGCTTACCGCCGCAGTGCAGTGTGAGATTTAGATTACTCATGCTGTAGACCTCCTTCAAGGGCCTTCATGTAATGAACGCGGTTCTTCCAAGCGGTCGTAGTGACCTTAATGTGCTCCGCGAGATAGACATCGTGAGGCGAATGCTCTTTCTTCCACACGTTCTTCGCCTGCACCTCAACGATCACCTTCGGTGCGGTGTTCTTAAAACGGCGCAGGTAGTTGATAGCGGCGTCGAACGACGGTAGAAGGTGAAAACCAGAGACGTACTCGGTGACGCCTGAGCCGTCGGTGACAAGCTTGAGGTCGGCGTTTACCCACTTGTCAAAAGGCACCTGTTTGGTACCGTTGACCCCGTGGAAGAGCGTGTGCGGCGCGTTATAGCGCTCGTCGAAGATTTTGAAAAGTAAGGTCATATGAAAGGCTCCACACGATTGGACATGCAGGCCCAAATCAGTAGGTCGGCATCGGCGAGTGATACACCAGGGAACTCACGTTTTATGTTACGTATTGCAATGCTCTCGATTCTCTCGTAAGGGGCGCCGCGCGGAGGGGTACTACGCGGTACATCTTCCAAACAAACTTGGGCGAGCCACCGGAGGAGGTGGACATCCAATACGGCGTGCTCCACATCAGGACGTGAATTCAAAATAAAAAAACGTGCGGTTTTAGGGCCAACACCGTAAATACCCTCTAACTCGTCAACGGACGCGGTACGTAAATTGACGGACGCGGACTGTAGTACCGCTTCACTTATGCGGTGATATTGACCGGTACGGTTGGCTACCAGCGTATTGCGTAGAGCGGGTCCTTGGGCTGCGAGCCACTGAATAGGGGCGCCCCCTTCCGGCATGCGGGCGAGCAGTCGTTTCGTTGCTGCGCTTGCCCACTCAGCGTTACGCCCCGCGACGATAATGCAGTACAACCAGAAGTATTCCAGTTCTGTTTGTGTACGGTTGTATTTACGAACTTCAAGCGGGGTCATTACGCGGCCTCCAGGCAGGAGGACCAGTAGCGGGTATCGTTCTGCCCTTGCAGCTGGTCCCAGTAGATATGGCGTGCCATCGCGGGAGGCACGTCGACCTTGCGCGCCGCACGTACCCATCGGGCTTCGAGCTTCGCGTACTGCTCGGGGCTCATATTCCCGTTCAGTGATAGGTCGCCCACCATAAACCGCAGAATATGACGATCAAGGCAGCACAGAGGAGCCTCGGGATAGGACAGCTCGAGTGCGAAGGTGGTCTTTGCGAGCCCGAGCCCAAGCGTGTCGCGCGCGAGACGATCGCGGAGACGCCGCCAGCTTTCGTTTTTGCGCTTGCGGTACCGGTCAGGGGAGGACCAGAAAACTTTACTGAACTGCCAGATGTAACGGGTTCGGTTGTTGTGAAATCCGACCCCGGAGCGGTGGAGTCGATCTGCGAGTAGCGCTTTGTTGTCGCGCCACGCAAGGTCGTGTAGTGCGGTGTAGCCATTGACGTTGTTTGTCCAAGTTGTGTGCACGGACAGGAAGGCGAAGAGCCACAGCCGGAAGAGGCTCACATCATCTTCCGGCTGCAGTCCCCGCCAGTATTCTGTGTACCGTGCCGCCACGGAGGGGTGGATGCTACGCATCCACGTCAGAGGTTGTGCCATGAAACGCTCCTTTATGAGCGGTAGCTCTACAGTGCTAAGGCTTCTGCGGCCAGCAGTTTGTGCTCGTCGATGAAGGCCTGTGCTTCACCAAAGCTGGCGAACACCCTCGCTTCGTCGACATTGTCGGTCCATGTGTGAGCGTCAGTTATCCATAACTCGGCATAGCGGTGTTCGACGACATGAGCGACGTCGTCCTCTCCGTCGTAGGCCACTGCGGTGTTCCAATGATCGGTCTCGGACTGTACGAGGTCGAGGGGGAGCTCTTCGATGACGGTGTACTGCTCCACCCGCATCTTGGAGTTGTGGTAGTCCGTCGGTACGGCCACGACGTGTGCGGGATTGACCTTCACCGCGACGACTCGCTCGCCCCAGAAGTGCTTTAGGTATTCCAAAGAACACACATGGAAGCCTGCAGAACAGGTGCGAGTGGGGTCGTCATCCACATCGGTGCGGGGCATCTGCAACGTGCTACCAACCGCGTTATCAAATTTACCCGTGGCGCAGTCGGTCCAATCGTCTCGTATCCGCTTGTAGGCCATAAAGCAGCCGTCGGGGGTAATTGGCAGCTTGTTAGCCTCGAGAAACCCGTACAGCTGCTCACGAGAGCGGTAGCTCGGGTTGCCCTGCAGGTTCTCGAGAAAGGCTACCATGGGCTGCACGTTAAAGCCTTGCGAGCGCATGCCCAGAATACGGTCCACCAGGGCGCCGTGCAGTGTGTCGCCGTTATAGAAGATCGCGCCGTCGCGAACCTCAACACCCTGCTCGGCTGCTGGGGCCAGGTAGGTCTTGACAACTTGCTCCTGGTCGACCAGCTCGGCGGCGCGTGCCCAATCTTCCTGGCGTACCGCCTCACGAAGATCGTCCCACGATGCGATATCGCTGGTACAGGTGACGAGCTTGCCCGTGTAGTACATGGAAAAACTGTCGTCGGTCAAAATATAGAAGGGGGTGTCGCTCATTTTTGAGACTCCACAAGCTTTAGGTAATGGAAAAAGGTGTCTGCGTCACAGGAGAAGCTATGTCTCTCTGCCTCCAACATGTGTGCAAACATGGGGTACTTCTGCTTCGCTAGAGTAAGTAGCGCGAAGAAGGGGTAGTCGTTAGTGTCAGCACGATGCAGCACTTTGAACGTCTGTGGGTACTGTCCGAACAAGGTGCGGTACTTCTCGTAGGACCCGCCCGGAAGCGGTAATTCCTTAAACGCCTCATGTACAGCGATGAGCAGCGAATCGGGGAAGTGAACCGCAAGTCTCTCGAAAAAGAGGCGGTTCCTTCGAAACGGCGTCTCATAATGCGCAGGGAGAATTTCCGACTGCAGGTGTGCGATTTTCATTCTCGCGACGAACTTCGGATCGCGATAGGCGTTGTAAATGCGCTTGTACAAAGCAAGCGACAGATGATCGAGTCGCCGCGCGACCGGCTCATCCATGTGCTTTTCAGCACGGGGTATGCCAATGATTTCCAAATCATCGAGCAAACCTAGTTGGTAGGCCGCGGTATAGGCTTCACACTTAATAGAATCGGAGATGCCGTAGTTCTCAACATGCACATACGCCGCCTTCGCGGGATTGAGTTCGTTGACATCCGCGACGGTGCGATCACGCCAGTAGTAACGAGAGCGTGCAGTAACGCCGAAGACTGAATGCTTCGTAAGCGTTAGTAGCGCCCCGCCAATTTTTCGCCGCGGCTGTGCGCCTTTTTTGCGCTGCGGTTTTGTTGCTATGTAAACATCGCTGAAGTTGACCCAGTTGTGGGGACCGCAAATGCGCTCGAGCTTTTGCCGTAATTTGGGGTTACCAACGACGCGGATAGACTTACCTTTCAGCCATTCTTTGTTATCACGTAGAAACTTACGTATAGGCGGAGAACGTCCTGCAGCCTCGTCCAAGTAAATAAAAAGAGGTGTGCCGGAGATCGCCTCAGCAGAGAAAACGTTAGGGTAGTGGTAGTTGGGGTTACGCGTCTGCCAGTCTATAGGTACCCCATAGGTTTCGTCGGAGCGGATTTCGCAGGTTGCGTCGTTAATATAACGCTCAAAGTCGTTAGTCTTCCAATCGCGGCGCAGTTTGGCGGCCTTTTGTGCGCGACGAAGCAGTGTGGGTTCTGCGCGAATGGCCTGCTCCATCTCTTGCAGGTAGCTGCCGTGTAGCTCCTTCAACTTGCGAACAAGCACTTCGATGGAGCGTCTGTCGTAGGACAGCGCCTCGCGTGACGCTTGAATGTCGATCTCGCCGATGTCCACAAAAAGATCAAAGTGGCGAGCCGATGTGCGAAGTACGCCGAGCGTCGAGACCACCTCAGCGGGCAACGCACTCCAGGCTATGGGATAGGCCAGTGCGCCCATAACGACTTGCGGCCCCCAGTTATCGTCACGCCGGACGCCGAACTTCTCGGTGCGCATGTCGTACTGCGGATGTCGAATAGGGGTGTCGCACCCGCGCAAAACAAAAGTGTGGCTCTCAAAATACCGCAATGCGTGGGCCGCAGCCTCATTGAACGCCGAGTAATCGCTCCCTTTCACGGGTACAATAACTTCCAGGCCGTTAGGATCGTCGGAGTGTACCTCCTCAACGAGCGTAATCTTCGGCATGCCATCCGTATCTTTGAAGATGGTGTACGTACCTCGTGTGCCGTTGTACCGAGTAATAACGGTGAACGCATCGACGTAGCTGAGTGGCGTCTTACTACCAAGCCCGAGGCCGCCAATCAAATCGTTGGAGTTGTTCTTGTCCGAGCCGAAAAAGGTGACATACAGCACCAGCATCTGCTCGTGCGAGAGACCGGTACCATAGTCTTTAATACGTAGCTCCGGACGCAATCGGGTTGGCATAAAAACGTCGAAAGGAGCGCTATTGCCGGCGGCAATATGCGCATCCAGCGCGTTGGCACACAGCTCACGTATGATGGCGAGCGGTTTATTGGTGTACAGGTTGCTACTCAAGACCTGGAACGCCTTCGCGTTGGCCTTGATCATGGCGTTGTTGACCTGTCCTGGAATATGTGCGTCCAGGCGGCGGTCCATACTGGCGATTCGCATAGTGCGCTCCTTTGTGAGCTAGGAGGGGCGATACAACTCCTTGCTATACAAGTGTATCGCCCGAGGAATCGTATCAGTGAAAATCAGGGACGCTGATCATCTCTCGTAAAGTGCTTAGAAATGCCTGCGTGTTGTACTCGCGGACACCGTCATCAATCTGTGTACCAAGTACCCACTGGCACATGATAAGTAGCACAGAAGCGGCGTCGGGGACGTGAGGATATGTCTCAACAAGTTGTTCTAGTAGAGAACTCGCTACTTGGTAGTGTTGGTCGCCGACGGTAACTTTTACGAGTTCATTTTCATCGTTTGACGTGTCAGCCATTGCGCGACCTCCTTGGGCGGCAGTAAATTGCCCGAGACTACCGGCTGTGGCACCGACCAGCTGAGACCGGGAAGTATGATACCCCCGTCGGGAGTACCCACTACGACAGCAACGCGCCTGCCGTTGGCGTGTGAACGCCTCAGCCACTGCTGTTGGAGATAACTCAGGCACGGTTTGCTCTTGGTATCGCACAAGTTAATCGTGTCAGGTGTCTTGGGATACCACTTGTACTCAACCCACAGCGCGGCGCGGTCACCTTCGTAATACATATCCGGTGTGCCGCCCCGGTAAGGGTTGTTAGTCTTCTCCGCGTACACGCCCGCGTGAAGCACGCGCTTCACACGAGCGATGTAGGCGTTTTCAGGCTTTACCGCCATCGAGATCTTTCTTTACACGGTCCAGCTCACGCTTTACAACATGCTGCTCACGAAGCAGCGCCTCCCACTCCTTACGAAGTTCGCGCGCCTCACGACGAAGGTTACGATTGCGACCTGTCGAGGAAGACATTACTTCTTCCCACGCGCCGCGGCGCTGTCCACTGCCGTAGTGGTACCGGCGGGTGCATCTGACTTGCGTGGTACCGCTTCAAGCATGCGCGCGGCGGTAGCGAGATTGTTCCAGTGCTCGACATAAGCCGGATTGGCACCGCCATAGGCAGCCTGCAGCTTCTGATAATTGCCCACCTCGATGGTGAAACGCGTAACGGCCTTAATGGGATGACCCACTGTAGTGACCATCTTCAAGATGTGGCCGGCCACCTGTTTGACAGCGGTCGCGGAAGCCTTCAGGAGGAAGATCTCCTCAGACTCGCCGAGGTCAGGGAACATAACGGCGAGCAGCAGCTGATCGCTGCAGGCCTTGCCGCGTCCGCCATCCAATGCGGAACCGAACTGGTTGTGCGGACAGGTGTTGCAAGACGGGTGCTGCAACTGCGGGGAGGCGTCATTCGGAACCAGATCGACGTCGGTCGTGCCGATAGCGAAGCACTTCGCCTCACTAAACTCGCCCTGACGATAAGGTTTGTCGTAGAACTGCTTGCGGTAGCGATAATCAACGATCACCATGTCCAGCTCGGCGCGCTGCTCACCCGAGGGGAGCAGAAACTGACCATTCTTCTGGACGCCGATGTAATTGCCGGAGACAGAGATGTTCTTTTTGATCGCGTCGGCCATAGCGGACAGCTGCGCGTCAATGTTGGCGACAGCAGTGTTCTTAGCCTCCGCAATAGCGGTGGATTCAGACATGATATAACTCCTGTATGAGTTAAGAAGTAGCGCGAAGACTGATCGTCTTCTTTTCGTAGGGCTCAACGCCCGGGACCGACTGACCGGCACGTGCGTCGAGCATGTCACGGTAAGCCGTGGCCGAAGGGCGCCGCTCTAACATGTAGAGTGCGTCTTCCTGCCTAATAAATTTGTAGAACTCGTCCCAATCGGTGACGGTGGGTACCACGCGAGTAGCCAGGCTAGCCGTGTAGGCGCCGTTGTTCAGGCGCTGTATACCCATCTTGGAGAGCAGCTCGATGAGCTCCAGTTCGACCTCGTCGCGAGAGGCTTTGAGCTCATCAGCTTCGGCGTTCTTCTTCTTGATGCGGTCTCGCAAGACCGCCAGGCGTTTTATCAATACGGCGGGGTTCTTAGTACGTGGCATTTTGGATCACCTTTATGTGATGAGGGTCATTATAGCAAGATCTGATCACACCACCAACTGCGAAGAGCGCAATTGCAATGCGCGGCAGAGCTGTGGGATATGTACCGCATCGGGTACACGACGACCGGAGGCCCAGTTGTAGACCGTCGTGCGGTTTACTCCCACGCGCTTTGCCAACATAGGTTCGGTAATGTGCTTCTCGCGCATACGCTCGCGGATACGCCGTGCGAGCGCCATGCGAGGTGTTTCGTTCTTTTTGAAAAACATAGTTTCAACGCTCCAGATAAGCGACGGTTTTAACGGTAGGGTCCCAGCAGGCGCGACAATCTCCGCACTCGTACCTGTCGTGCACGGGCGCGGGGCAAAAGTAGCGGGTCTTCGTACTTCGGGCGACGCGTAGGGCCCATATCGCCTTATAGATCCTGGGAAGGATCACAGAGGCGTTGTCGTACACATGCGGCCGGTAGCCGTTAATATGGGTAGCGGAGACACGCACTACCAGGTTATCTGGTAGTGCGCCAAACATGCGCACGATGCGCCGCTCTTGGGTAGGCAACCAGAAGTTGACATGAGGCAGCAGCTCGCACACATCGACGATGTCCTGCAGCATACGGCGGCTTTGCAGGTCACCGCTGTCAAACCAACGAAAATAGGGATCGTCGGCTTTAACAGCCTGGGCAATCTTGATCGCCATCTGCTCAACCCAATCAGGGTTGTGGCGCCAACGGTCAAGACGATGTTGGTAAGACTTGGCAACGTTAGGTATTAAATACCGCCCTTTGCATGCGTAGCACTTGCTGCAGGCGGTCCCGTCAATGCTCCGCAGCTTGCTGCCGGTAATACAGTCCTTCGCAGGTATACCCCAGGCGGGGCCGGGCATCTTCGAAGGCTTTGAAAGCGTACCGACATCACTATTTGCTGTAATTGCGGGCAAAACCCCCTTCAGCGTCAACCGGGAGATCGGGACAAAAACTGGGGGGTTCGCGCAGGCAGTCGATTCCAAATTGCAGAGCGTCATCGGCGTCATCCTCGTCGGCTAGGTACACGACCTCGTCGTGAACCAGTAAGACAACGTCTGGATAACGTTTGGCCAGCTCTAACGCTTGCATGGCCACGACGGTACGTGCGGTAGATTGAATCAAATTTTCACAAAATTTCCCGCCGTAGATGTTGGTGACACCGTTGCGGGCTTTGTAACTGAAGTGTCTGCGCCCTTCGTCGTCTTGTTCGCTGTACAAGCCGTCAAAACGCATAAACAACTTGTTGGGGAGTAGTACATTTGATCCGTAAAATTCCCAAGGACCAAATTCAAAATGCTCCCCGTCTTCCATACGTGAAAGGGCACCTTCAAGATCATCCCAAAGGGCAGGGATGCCTTTGCGTTTGGTGCGATAGGTATTGACGGCCTTAATGGCTAAGGCGTCGGTAATGTCAATGGGAGGGCCCATCATGCCGGCGCGAACGGTGTAGGCAAACTTACGCCAACCCGCACCGTAACCCAGCATCAGCTCGGCTACTTTACCCAGTTGGCGCTCAGTTTTATGCTCGCGTTTGTTTACGGGGTAGCCGTAGATTTCTGAGGCCGTCTCAGCGTAGGGATCACCCCCTTCGCGGAAGGTACGCAACAACGACTCTTCACCAGCAGCCCAAGCGTTCGTACGAGCTTCAATCTGCGAGCTATCAACTACGACGATAACCTTGCCAGGAGGCGCGATAATAGCTCGTCGTAGACGATCGCTCTGCCCGTTGCGACCGGATGGTAGATTCTGCATATTGATTTTGTCCCAAGCCGACCAGCGGTGCGTGTGGGCACCACAGTATTGGAGAGGGACTGGGAGAGTAGGTCTCCCGTGCGACAAAAAGCGATGCGCTCGTGTTTCATTGATCGTAGATTTCACGCGCTTGCGGGCCAAAATTAGATCGGCTACACGGGGGTCTTGCTCCAACTTCTGAAAGTCCAAGTCAGCCTTGGAGAAAGCGTATGTTCGTGCGCCTGTTGTCGGGCTGGTCTTAGTGGGAGGTGTTACGCCACGCGCCTCCAGCAGCTGTGCGAACTGCGGATTGGATAACAGCTGTGCGGCGGTAGCACCCGCGTGTGCGGCCAGCTTTGACTTAATCGCAGCCTCTTCAGAGGCCTCTTCGAGGCATAAGGCAGCGTCGATATGCAGCTTGGGGTCACAAAACGCACGTAGCGTCATATCGATAATGTGAAGCTCCTCGCGGGGATACTTCAGATCAATCAACGCACGGAAGATGTCGTCCATCAACTCGACGTCGCGGTTTGCGTACGGTATGAGCGCCTTCTCTAAGGCCCACGGGAGATTATAGATCCAGGCCGTCTTCTCCAGAGCGCCCTCAATCTTACGGCCCAGCTTCAACCGCTCACCAATCTGGCTCAAATTGTGCGGCTTGCCTACACCCCACTCGCCGCGGCTCATCGACAGCGTATCGAGGTAGTACCCAGGCACGCGGTTGTACTTCTGGCTCAGGATGAAACCGTCAAACGCGGTGTTCTGGCACAGCAGCGCTGTGTTGGGCCAGTCGATCTCGCTCAGCACGTCGTTGAGGTCGCAGCCGCTGACCCAAAAGATGTTGTCATCCCCCGGCATACGAACCGACGCACCATGCACTTTGAACTTCGGGCTTCGCACGTACTCCGTCGTGCTCATCTTGCTGAGCGTGATCTTTGCGCCACGCCCCATCTCGTAGTACGTCTCCGCATCAAAGGAAAAAACGGGTAGCGTACGTCCGTGCAGATCGACGATCTCCATACCGTCACCCCGCAACGACAGTGTGCTCGTCCTGACGGCCGAATACTTCGGCCCTATACTCTGCGGAGAACAGCAGGCGAATGGCGTTAATCAGTGCGATGACACCTCTGTGTAGCACTTCAAGAATCAACGCAGCGGTGGAGAGATGTTGTAGAATTTTAAGTACGGACATTGCGGCGCTCCTTGAGTAGATCGAGCATCGACACCATGCGCGTGTACTTCGCGCTAAGCGCCTCGTACACCAGCTCGTCGACGGTGCCCTCTGCGGCAATCATTATGTTCTCAGTCTTGTGTGTCTGGCCCCCGCGATACACACGATGTACACCCTGCTTCATAAAGTCAGGCTCGTACCGCGGAGAGGCCCAGATCGTAGTGCGCCCACGCGTCAGCGTCAGACCGTGGGCTCCGGTTTGTGGGTGGAGGAGAACAGCGCGGAGATCTCCCGCTTGAAACGCATCAACGATTCGCGCTCTTTCTTTGTTAGGAACAGACCCATCAATAATTTCATGGCTCAAACCTCGTTTGGTAAGTGCTTTGTGGAGCTCATCGCGTTGATGTGCCCAGTTGAAGAACACCACGGAAGCGTCACGCTCTTCCACCAGGTCCGCGACAAGTTCGTAGCGACCAGTGTCAAGGACATGTACTTTCCCGCCCTCGCCGTAGACAGCGCCAGACGCCACCTGAAGCAACTTATTGCGTAGGACCGCAGCATTGACTGCGGATACGTCACCTTTCGAAAATTCAAGAAAGGCGTTTTCTTCAAGTTCTTCATAGACAGCCAGCGTCTTCGCAGACGGGGTGAAGGATAGAGTTCGGGAGTAGTTTTCAGGTACATCCATCACCTCATCAAATTGGTGGCGTATCGTAATATCACGCAGCATAAAGGAAACAACTTCCTCTATACCCTCTTTATCGCGCCACTGCGTGAAACGACCCCGCCGCACGTCGACTTGTGTGCTATTGCGAAAGGCGGTGAAGCTCGTACCCAGTCGCGCGCCTCTATCCAGCAGCATGACTTGATGCCAAATGTTGGTGATCGACGATGTAATAGGCGTTCCAGTCAACGCTGTGCGGTACTTAAAATATTTGCTCACACTTTTGGCGGCGCGAGAACGCTGTGATGTGTGGTGTTTGAAGGCCGTACTCTCGTCGATGACGAGCGAAGCGTTAGCAGGAAAATGCCGTTTCCACCAACCGGGGGTCTGCTTGTTTAGCCATTTCACACCGTCGGTGTTGATCAGATAGATCGGCACGTCCTCTTCGAAGGCGTCAGCGCGGTTTTCAGCAAACGCCGGTGAAACAGGTAGGGTAGGTGTGAACTTACGAACGTCAGCCACCCAAGCGGGCAGCATCAACGATTTAGGGCAAACAACAAGCAGCTTCTCGCTAATACCGGCTGACAAACGCTCCGCAAAGACGTCCAAGTGGCCACGGGTTTTACCAGTGCCGGGGTCCGACGTATCGAATACCACCGCGTTATCACGAGAGAACTCAAGCGTTTGTTGCTGGTGCGCCCAGCGCTTCGGTATCCCCTGGGATAGCTCGATAGTGAGTCGCTCTTTGGCGGTATCCAAAGAGTTTTGAGCAGCCACCAGCGTTGACACGGAGCTCCTCCTTGTGGCGATAGCCGCAAACAATGAAATGGGATGGGTAAATAGCTAAAACCTTAGCTAACCAGGGACGTTCGCGCCGATCATCCGTGGGCTGATAGCACCAGACGTATTGAACGGGCATAACACCCCCCTACGGCAGCAACCAGTGTAGCGCCGCGATGATTAAAACAAGGAGAACGCCGAGTAGCAGCGGTGCAAACAGCAGCAGCAGAACGGACCGCATGATGTGTCACTCAATCATGAAACTCGCCGGGCTCTGCCATACTCACGCGACGTTGAAGCATATTGAGTGCGTCCTCTTTGGCCTCCAAACGTTGCAATTCGCGATTGGCGAACCAGATGATCTTATTCAAATCACGCGTGGCGTCGGAGTGACTGCATGTACCCATGCGATAAGCGGCTTTGAATATATTACCGAGCGCGAAATTCATCTCCCGGTGTTCAATCAGATCCTGCAATTCGGTGCAGTGAGGTGGAAGGGCGTATTGGTGAGGTGTTGAGCCACCGGGGGTATTCATTCGTATAAAATCCTATCAATGTCGGCCTCTTCGGCCTCGTCTATAAGGCGGGGTACGTGATAGTGACGTCGCACTTCATAACCTCGACGTTCAGCCCAGGCGTAAATCTGCTCAGCACTGACTTTCTGCCCGCCGGGCGAACGCCAGTGGTGTCGGTCTACGCGCGTCGCGCCAAGGGCGCAGGGGGCGACAACCGTCTCCCACGGCAAAAAATAGTAAGGTCCTACGAGTAAACACTCGTAGGGTTCTGAACCAGTACGACTGTTTACTCGCGGTCGTGGCATGTATCACACTCCAGTGGAGCCGAAGCCCTTATCACCCCGGGCTGTATCGCCGAGTGTCTCGACAACACGGACGGTGTGGTACTCAATAGGGACGATCAACAGCTGTGCGATGCGGGCACCGGCGCTCAACACATGGGCTTCTTGTGTGTTGTTGTTTACAACCAGTTTGATAGGCCCACGGTAGTCCTCATCAATAACGCCGGCGCTAACAGTAATACCGATCTTTGCGAACGAAGAGCGCTCTTTGATCAACCCTACGGTATTAGCAGGTAGCCGAATTGCGACGTCGGTGGAAAGTACAACGGGGGAGCCTGGGTAGATCCAACCGCCTTCAGAGATAACCAGGTCTAGTCCGGCGGACAGTAGAGTGCCGCGTTTAGGAACGATGGCGTTATCAGATAACAATTTGACGTCTAGCATTAGAGCCGCTCAATTAGGGTTAAGGTCGCAGTGGGCGGTGCCGTCGACACCCTTTACGATCTGACCTGTTTTATAGGGGCAGAAACGACAGTGGGAGAGTGAGGGCTTCGGGGGAAACTCTTGTGCGCCGGTTACAGCCAGTAAACGGTTGTTGAGACGTGGAAAGAAGCGCATCGCGTGTTGGCGGTCTATTTCCAGCTCAGAGGTCTCGTTGGCGTCAATGTAAATCATGCGAGAGACGACGCTCTCGACGTCCGGATAACGGAAGAACGTGGCAATAGCGTAGGTCAGCAGCTGGTCGGCGTGTTTAACTTCGTTACCATTCTTCTTTCCAGATTTCCAATCGACGAAAACCGCCTCGTCTTCGCTCTTGTGGTAGAGTGCGTCGAGCTTGACGATGAACCAGATCTTGTCCCATTCGCGATCACCGCACGTCTGCCAGTCATCGGTGAAATTCCAACGCTCTTCAATCTCAACCTGCGCCGGCGTATCGACGTGCCATTTACGGAAATCTTCAATGAACGTATCGCGATGATGCTTGACCTCAGGATCAAGTTCGTCGGTCACACCTTGGATGTAATCCTCGATGCTTTTATGCAAGCGAGAACCACGATCTAGTGGCGATTCGCCAGGGCGGTCAGGCTCGGGGACCTTATAGATCGCACTTAGGGCTGCGCGCCTCGGGCATTGCTCGAACAGCTGCAAACGACTGAGGCTGACAGTCTTGATCGACGGTACAGAACCGTCTTCGAGGGTAGGCGGCGTGAACCACCGTATGGGTTTATCCATGACTCGTACCTTTATGTACGCGGCTTACGAAGTATTCTATTAAAAAACAGTCATTTGATCAACAAAAAATGAACGTTTTTCTGACGTTTTTGACTAGACTTATGCATAGAATTGGCCACGGGCAGCGGGATTCGAACCCGCGTCATCGGAGGATCAGTCCGAGGGCTGCCAGACTTGCCTATACCCGTGATTTTCTTTCATTCGAATTTCTAATCTCTAGTGAAGTACGGGTCGTCTTTCAACATCTGTGAAATGCGTTTGGCGCACTCTCAACGTCCACCAGCTAGATCCATGCTTACCGCAATTCGTACAAGAGCGGGTGCTCATGGTCACCTCCAAAATAAGGCGCGTGTCGAGGCGGGATCATAACGATAAGCTCCCCCGTGACTCAACTAACGGACCGCGCAATCCGGCCTCTTAGCGTAGGCGTTGCAGCTTTGTTGCAAGGGACCAATCTTGCTATTTTCACCGGGCGCCACCCGGCTATCGTTGGTCAGACGAAATTCTGTCAATACTTACTAGTCAAGCTAATCAACGATACTGCCAATCGGTATAAGAAGAATACGGATCGGCTCCGCACCCTATTGCGTAAAAAACAGTTCGTGGCCGTTAAATTCCTGGGTATTGTCCAGGATATCAGTGATTAGTTTCCCCGCTTTGTCGGGCTTTGTCGCTCGCAGCTTCAGGCTGAAAGCAATAGCATAGAGCTTTTCCGCTTCGGTGGCGGATAATACGTAGAAATAGGCGTGGGAATTTCCCAAAGGGTTCATCATAGTACTTACTCCACAAATGTTTAGACTTGCTTTCCAACGAACCATTTACTTTTCCCGCCAGCTCAAACAACCGGTATACTTCTCATTTGTGCAATTTCCTCAACCGCCGATTCCATTCCAGTACATCTTTCGCTTTTGGATCGTAGTGGCCAGCGAAAAACGGCTGTTCCCTTATGATCTCAATGGCCCAGTCCTTCCGCGTTGTCACACGGTATTGATCCGGTACGATATACATCACGGTATTGTGTTCCGGCGTGTAGGTACCGCAATCCAGGCAATTAGCCGTGTTACTCATCGTCTGCCATCCCATGTTTGATGATCGCCGCGCCATAAGCCGCGCACTCACACATCGAGTACAGCAACAAGGCCAAATTCGAGGTCGGGATGCTGTCTGCGGATTGCGTTCAGGTATCCATCGGCCTCGTCATATTTGTCACCTGCGAATTCAAGTGTATATTCCTTCTTCTCTATGCACAGCACTAAGTAGCCAAGAACGGTTAGGTTTATCTTAGTCACGGAAATACGGTCTCATCTTGGAACACCATCCTTGTCGAACCAGTTTTCAGCGCCAGGATTCTCCCGCTCGAATTCTTGCCACTGACGTAATGACATGCTCTCGCGAAGCACCTGGAGCCGTGCTTTGGTTCGGCACAATGCGTAGCCCAGTTCCTCCACACTTCTAACAGCATCAGCGCCCATGCGACAGGCAGGTTTTAGCTGCGGCCACTCAACAACCTGCCCGGAAATACCGCCGCTCCCGGCTTGCTCAAGGAAGGCGAGCAGGTTGTTATTCATGTCGGCTCGCCCAACTCATCGAACCATTGCCCGGCTTCCGGATGCTCTCGTACAAACTCATGCCAAACCTTAATGGGCAACCAGTCAGCGAGCATTTTCAACCTGTCAACTTGGCGAATATTGGCGCGGCGCAACTCGTCCAATTCCGCCTCGGCAACAACGTGGCCGTCTACGCAGTCATCGAGATCAAGGTAGGAACTCATGTCTCCCCCTCTAGGGCGATAAGGTCATATTTTGAGCAGTCGGGGCACCTAATAGTAACATCGATACCTAAACGTTTATGACGGCAAGGAGGTCGAAGTCCAGCTCGGGGTACTGACGGCGCATGGCGTCTAAATAACTATTCGCTGCGTCGTAATACTCTTTACCAAAGTATTGGAGGGTTATCGGACCTTGGCTGCAGACCACTCTGTAGCTGAGAACGGGCAGTTCTTCCAGGAGGGATATAGAGGCCTTTTTCATCACGCATATACCGCGTAGGGTTCCACAACGGACTCGAAGCCGTCATACTCCTTAATGATGAAATCGGTCCCGTCGGGGATCTCCACCACTTGCAGATCCGCGCAGCTGCCGCTGGCTTTCGTACCAAGCGTCTCCACCGCCTGTATCAGCGCGGGGTCAGAACGGCAATCGACGGTGAATTCGTCGAGGTAGTAAACGAACCCGTCTTTATAGACGCACCCACCCCAACGATCCGCCTGTAAAAACCCATCGCGAAGCGCTTTGAAATTTTCGGAGTTATAAGGTTTGTGAAAATACTCCGCAGCGGGTTTCTTTTGTACAAAAGGGCTGTTTTGTTCAATAAGAAGAAGGGTCGCCTCGTCCGATATGCCAAACCCGCCGTAGCATTTATTGATAACCAGTTTCATTAAACAGCTCCTCTTTTATGAGTAGTCGGGGTTTGGGTCAGGTACCCCGTAACCTGTTGGAGCTAATCGTCTTCAGAATAGGCCTCGAGGGGTTCCCAGAGGCAGTTCGGATGGTCGACTAGCCACCAGTCCGTGCATTGTTCGACGAGGTTGACCTCATCCCAACCGTAGGTCATACAGACAACCTCTTCAGCGCTACCTGACTGAAAACCGATGAGAAACCAAATGATAATGAACGACCAGAGCGCTGCGCGCATGATGGGGTACTCCTTTGTGAGTAAAGTAAACCCCATACTCCTTTGGTGTATGGGGACATACCCCATTATCGCATATTAGCGATTACTTATAAACCTTATCGCCACCCTTCTGAGGAGCCCATGATGGCAAGAATCTTCTGCGCATGTTCAGCCTGATGAAGCGCGTCGTACAACGCATTATGGCGCTTAGTATGCGAGCCCTCCACCTCGTCAGCCGGGACACGTGGGAACAGCGCAGCCAATGTACGATAGCAACGGTCGGAGCGGTAGGACCAAGGGCGTCGCAGTCCCACGCGCTCGTAAGCACGGGTGAGCAGCACGTTGTCGAACGTCGCGCCGTTACCCCAGATATGAATCGTACGACCACCGGACTGCGAGCGCAGCCAGTCGGTGAAACGTTCTAGGGCCTCGTACAGCGATACGGCACCTTCGAACAACGCGCTTCGGGCCTCGTTAGACTGCTTGAACCACCACTCAATCGTGCTGGCATCCACCGTAGCACCGGACTCCAACGCGCTTTCGAGCGATACGTTCTGGTAGAAGCCCTGTGTCAGCGAGCCGTCGTCAGGGTTCACAGTGTCGAAGCGCACCGCTCCAATAGAGAGGATAGCAGCGTCGGGCCCCGTGCCCAGCGTCTCAAGGTCCACCATAAAGTTACTGTTCACTGGGTGGCTCCATAAAGATAAAGTGGCGTTTCAGTTCATCAGGGAACTGTTCGTGATCCTTTGGATGCACACCAAAGCCGGACATAAAGAAGAGCATCATGACAATAGCAGAGAGCTCTTCGAGCGTAATGTCCTCGGCCGGCGCGTAGGCGTACATACCCTGCGAAGGCGGTTCGTACGGCTGGTTAGTGTGTGGGTTTATGATGCTCACTGGCTTCCTCTTGCGTGCGCTTGTGGTCAATAATAATCGCAAGTATCTCCATCGCCTTCTCGTCCCGCAGGCACGCGGCGTCGAAAGACGCAAAGAAGTACTCAATGGTGCGTGTCAGCTGCTGCACGCTGTCGTGCGTCTCGTAGCTCAAAGTTCTCGCGCTCCAGGCGTTTAATGATGTGTAAGAGCACCAATAGATGCTTTTTAATGTCACTCGGGCTGTCGACTACGGTCTGCGCCTCGCGCTTTGCCCATGCGACAGCCTCTTCTTCGGTCGGAAGACGCATTGGCAGTACCTCACGGCGATGTAGAGCAACGTGACACCCGAGACCGCCATAGCGGCCAGTAGTGGATGCACCAGCTCTGGCGGACCATTGAACATCACGCCACACGGTACTCGTGGTGCAGCCAGTCCCAACGCGGTATAGGGCAGGGCACCCACTCGCTACCGACGGGGGACTTCGTACGTCGCTCGATGCGTGCGCCGTCGACGTACTGCTCCATGACCCGAATATGGTCTTCGGTGAACATCTCCGATTTCGTACGGGTTACATCTGCCCAGGTCTTCATTACGCCGTCTCCTGCACTTCGCGCCTCGCGCGTATCTCTGCTACACCGGGCATCGCCTTAGGCTGCAGCGATGCACGGTAGCGTTCCAAATCGTCCTCACTGAACGTCCAATCGATCTCAAGACCACGCGCCGTCGTCCCGTTAATACGCATAGGCGTAAAGCGAAGCCCAAACTTACCCGCCGTGCGCGTAAACTTGGTCGGTCGCATGGACCAGTCGACCGCGAAAGTGAACAGCGCAGCCACATCGTCACGTGGCAGTCGGACCACAGAGACACCCTGCTGCAAGTACTCGTAGATGTACTGCAGCACCGCTTTGTAGTTCGACATAGCTGTGATGAACTGCGAGGTCACGTTCGTCTCGGACACGCCGCTGGGCAACAGGTCCAAGAAGTACGTAAAGTTACCTTTCTCAATAGCCCGCACAACTTCCTCGGGCGAGGATGTCGTCGTCTCCTGGATAAAGCGCTTGGCCTCGTTGTCCAGCGGCGTGGTAGCGTTGTTTATGTCCACGTCGTAGGCCTGCAGGTAGTTAGCAAACGCTTGAAGCTCGTGGGGCAGGCGCTTGAACTCATCCGCGCCCATCACCTCAATGAGCTTACGCTCCTGACGAGGAGCGACGTTCATACGTCGATCTTCGAACTCGATCAGCACAGGATTGCGCTTGTTGGAGAAGAACAGGAACGCTGTGTAGTTCCGCTCGTTGTACGGGTTCTTGTTCATCTCACGGATCAGCAGCCGATCCTCGGTGATCCAGTTCTTGAGCTTCATGGTCACCGCCGCAATGTTCGGCATACCGTCGGTGTCGGACTCATCGACAGCAAGTACCTGTGCACAGCGCAGGTACTGATTGAAACGCTCCCCGAGCGTCTCCACCGTAATCTCACGCGCTTGCTCAACCCCGAAGATAGGCGTGAGCACCTGCTCCATGAGGGTGCCCTTGCCAGTGCCAGGGACTCCGTGGAGCACCCACGCCGTCTTAGGCTTGAGTCCGTACTGCCATATATAGGCGAGCCAGTTGAGAAAGTACTCATAGGCCTCAGCATTGTCGCCCGTAACATGGCGAAGAACTTTTTGAATTGTTGGGGGGACATCACCAGGAGCACCCCCGGCCGTACAAGAAATACGGTAGGGCGACGGCTGATAAAGGTTGATACGCCGGCGCGCAGGATCGTAGAATACAGCTTCCGTTGGATCGAAGACCGTCTCCATAATCGGAATGAAAGCGGGGTCCTCCAGGCCGTGCTGCGCGCAAAAGTCAGTGATTTGCTCACGGCTCTTGGCCGGATCGAGTACACGCGTCTCAGTCGCCGGGTCCCACGTCCCTTTGAGATAAGCACCGGACTGCTTCTCTGTGAAGTAGAAGTACTTCGTCCCCTCCTGGTTGGAGAGGTCGGAGTGGTTGGCTGCCTCCTGACGGCGCGACGAAACGCACTCTGTGTAGTAATCAGGGAGCAGGTCTTTCGTGAGGTACGCAGGCTCGCCTTTGAAATTCTGAATAATCTCAAAGTTGTTCTCCGGGTGGTAGTAGCCCCAGCTGTCGCCACCGTTCAAGTTAAGGTACACAAAGCCACGCTCGTGCTTGACACCGGTGACCGTCGCCGTGTCGGGATTACGCAGCACAAAGACGTTGTACTTGGCGACGTGCTTTGTGCTCTCACGCTTACGACGCAGCCCGGCCTTCGCGCGTAGCTCGTCGCGCGTCGTGTCCTTCAAGGTGCTAACTTGTGGGAGGTCGGCCTGCGCCAGCGCCGCGGTGATGTTGAACGTGGGCTGTGTGCGCTCGACCAGCTGGATACGCTCCTCGGTGTACGGATCGTCCATACCCACGAACTTCGGAGGAGCGATGTAGATAATACGGTGGTTCTCGGCCAGGCTGATGTCCAGCGGCCACTTGATACTGTTACCGGTCTTGGTGAGCTCCAGCGACGCCCGTAGCGTGGGGTTCGTCAAGTTGAGCCACATGAGCCACTGCTTGAGCTGCGCCTCACCGATGGCAGCGTTAAGCAGCAGAAAGACATGTGCGCGCAGACCCGGCTTGACACCGTGGCTAGCAGAGTACTGCACCACATGGCTGACGTCGTTCATGCCGAGCGCCGCCAGCAGCGCGTCGATAGTCGGTATCGTCGCACCGTCAACGTCAAGGCACAGCCACTGCGTCGGCGCATCCTTGACGATGCGCCCCGCGCGTGACTCGTCGATCAGCGGTGTGGAGTAGTTACCCTTGACAATGGCGTGCCCACGCGAGGCGTGGGCTACCATCAGGGTGTAAAGGTGTGCTATGTCGGTGACGTTCTCTTCAAAAGAGGAGAACAAGTTATAGTGCTGGTAGTAGTTGGACGAATCAATCGCCCCGGTCGTGGAATTGTGACAGAACTCCTTGGACAGCAGCCGTCCGGCTGCCTCCCGCACAAACGTCACCTTCATAAGAACACCTTTATGTGCATGAGCCCGCTTTTATGCGGGGAAGATCGTATTATACACGCCCCAGCCTTTATGCCAGCGCAGACTCTAGCACGCGCACAGGCTCAACAAGTGAGTCTGCCTGTCAGATAAATCTGATAAAAAAGTAAGAAAACCCCTAATACCAAGCCGAGTACGACACCGCATTTCCGGCCTCCACCTCATCCAGCGCCAGATTGACGGCCTCCAAGTCATTGTTCATGCACTCGGCGGGATCGTACTCGGTCGTACCGAAGAAAAAACCGCTGACGGGCACCAGGTTGTGCTCCAGGATGTCGGCCTTCAACCTCAGGAGGTCCAAACGCGTGAGGTCAAGAGCGGTGCAGTTGAACTCCGGGTCGTAATCGGCGTCCTGAGCGTGCCTGCTGTCGTACAGCTTCGCCATCCAGTTATGCAGGGCGTTGTGCTTACGCCAGTAGAACAGCTCCTCGTAGACCTTATCGCCCGTGTCGTTGATGGCACCCCTGTGGGTGTGCATGTACATGTCAAGGCCCATGGTAGTACTCCTATATGAGTGTGTAAGGCTCTCTCAGCCGCTTGTGCGTCCAGGCACAGCAGGAGGGCTGTTGAGCCTGCAAACAGCTGAGAGAGGTTCTGGTGGCGTTAGCACGCCTAATCATGACCTTAGTCCGACGCCCGACGCCCGTAGTGCAAGGTGTGTGGGGGTTTGGGCATTACACTTCGGACGTCGGACGTCGGGGGTTGAGGAAGAAAGGTAGTAAAAAAGGAAGAAAACGATTAAATAGGAGAATAAGAGTCCTAAATAGTAGGAACTTATAGTCTTATAAGGAAGCTAAGTAGTATTTGTTACACTTTGAGGGCTAAAAGTGTAACGGAGGAGGAGGAATAAAAAGTATAAAAGGCTTCTAACTTATTGTATTATATATAATATATATTTATGTTACACTATTACAGTTACACTTATATATACTATATCTATATTTTTTATTTTTTATAAATTATGAAAAAGTACAGCCGGACTTTTGAAAAGTGTAATTCTGTAACCCTCGCCTAACCTTCTGTTTCTGCAAGCAAATCGGCGTTACACAATCGGCTGTACTACTTTCATTCTCCCTTTTTTGACCCTGTTTAGGCGTTTTCTTCGCCTATTTCCTCTACTGTGGCCTGGTCAGGCGCCTCAAAACAGGAAGGAGCTTCTGAAAATTGCGCTATTGGGGCGTTCGGACCCCCCCACCAGTGCTCCGCGCTTCGCTGTCGCTCTTCGGTCAGTGCCCTGGGACACCTTTCGAAGTCTTGACATTCGCCAAATGGGCAGAATGCCGTGTCTAAGTATGATATCACAAATAACCCTCCTTTGTGAGGTTGTGTACTCCGTTGACCACAGGCTCCCCTCCCTTGTTAAAAAAGAGAGCCGGGAGGGGACCCGGCTCGCAAAGCCCCCGGGAGGGGGCAGGAGGAGACTACCAATGAATTCGCACGGGCCCCGGGAGGGGCCCATCTAACACCTGCTACCAGCGCAGCAACACGCGGCTGTGCCGTGCACCGTCGCCAATGACGCTGAGCTGCACCTGCTCCACGGCGGCAAGCGCCGCGGTGAGCTCTTCCGCCGCCGAGGGCACCGGGTCCAGATCAGACACCTGATAGGTGCCATCTACCCAGTGGGTTCCGAACAGCGCCGTCTCCAGGTGGTTGCTGCGCATTCCCAGCTCTTCGAAGAAGGCGCCACTCACCAGCTCTGCCGCCACCCGGTTGGGGCCGTAGGCGACGATAGCCGCCTCGGAGAGCTCTCCTTGGCGCACAGCCAGACGCACCATCAGCCGCACCTCACGGATGCGCTCCTGGGCCTGGTAGCGGGCGTCTTCGTCGCTCTCATCCAGCTCCACATAGGCACGCACCGCCTCGCGGTACAGCCGGCTGTAGTGACGCACCAACGCCACCGCTGCGGCCGGATCTTCCTCACCCAGCAGCACGGCCTGCTTGGCCGCCGTACGCAGCCGATCGGGCAGCTCCGCCCGATCACCACGCAGCCACTGCCACTTCCTGAAGAGCTCATCCAGGATTTGGATGCGCTCGAGCATTGCCGCTTCGATGTCAGTCTCCGGGGTACGCCCCGCAGCATGGACCGTGAGCCCGCGCCACGCGGCCAGCTTGGCCTCACCACCAACAGCCTGCTGCACCTTGTGCATCTCATCCAGCAGGAAGCCCTGCGCCGGCATCACCGCCTTGGCCGCATCACGCAGCTCCTTCTCCTTGCTGCGCGCCGCATTGGCGTCCACCGCATGCTTCTGCGCCTCCACGCAGGTCTGACTGACCTGCTGGCCCAGCGCCGCCAGCTCTTCGGTGAGCTGCTCCACCTCGGCCAGGCGCATGTTGTTCATCATGCTCGGCCCGAGGCGCGAGGCGACACCGTTGGCCATCTCTATCATGATGGCTTCAACAGCGGCGTTCTGCTGGAATTCCACCATCGGGACGCCACGCCCGAGGCGCAACGACTCGGGCTGCTCCACGCGCGGCTTGAGCGCAAACCGGGGCTCGAAGACTACCGCCGCATCACCATCGAAATCACCGCCGGCCGCCTTCCAGCGCGGGTCACCGGGGTTGATCACGATACCGGTACCGTCATCGCGCCCCTGCCACTTGATCTCACCCTCCAGCGTGTACAACGCCATGCTGCTGGCGTCCGGCATGGCCGGGTCACGGTGCAGCATCAGCAACCCAGGAGCAGGGTGCTTCTTACTATGGAAGCGCTTGTAGGTGTCGGGCAGCAGCATCACGCTGCCCATCGGCACCAGCGCGCTTCCATAGACGGTCTCACGCGCCTTGCGCTTGGACGGCTCGAACTGCTTGAGCCACTTCCAGGGCGCATACTGGCGCATGAACAGCGCCGCCGGCACGCCTGCGCGGATCTTGCGGCTCTCTTCAACGGAGAACACATCGTCCACCGACAGCCGCTTCAGTCGGCCGTTGTCCGCCCTGATGACCTCCGCCGGGTTCTCAGCCCCGAACAGCACCGCCTGATAGTTCAGGCTGGGGCGTTCGCTTGGCATCGTACGCACCGCGGCGAACTCCCCCACCTGCGCACCCGTCGGCATGGTGCCACCAAACTGGGCCTCGTTCACCAACCCCTCTTGCTCGGTACAGCCGTTCACCACGAACGGGGGACGTACCATGCCTTTGGCGTAGTAGTAGATATCGTCCTCGTGGATACGCAACGTGCCGGGGCGAGGACCGTCCATCTTGCGGCTGATCATAACGGTCCCGTCGTTCTCCTTCTCGAAGAACCGCTCAACGGGTGTGCTGAGCTGCTGCATGAGTCCGCCGGGGCGCTTCATGAGCACTCCCATGCGCACCAACACATGGGTGTTGGACCCAATCATCTCTTCGACATTGAAGTGCGCGAACACGCGGTCGCGCAGCTCCTTCGCCGCGAAGAAGTACTTCCTGCCCACGCAAGCGACAGGATAGCGGTCTTGCTGCCGCATGTAGCCGAACAGGGCGTAGAGGGCCTCGTCTCTCGGCTCCATCTCGAAGCGCGCCATGACACCCGCCATCCAGGGGCGCACGCGGATATTTTCCGCTCGCTTGATGACTCGGAACATGCCCCCGGCTGCGTCATAGCCGGTGTATAACACCTGATCCGCCCCCACAGGCTCCTTGTGCGTCACCACAAGGACGATACGCTTGTTGAACCGATAGACAGCAGCGTCCACCGCCATCTGTGCCAGCTCATCTTCGTCCGACACGCCATCGATCATGGCCTCGCGAATCCCCATGCTGGGGACCACGCTGCCGTCTACTCTGACCTCACCGTTCAGCAGGTCGGCGATGGTGCTTGACAGCAGCCGTACGTCTACCACGTTGTTGTCGACGATCTTCTTCATGATCATGCCTCTTGTATGAGTTGCTGTCCGCAATGCGCTTGCAGACAGATAGACCGACTCGGCAGGCGTTGCCTCGTCGGATAATGTGGCCAGCCCATAGGGCTAGCCGTATAGGCCCCGGGAGGGGCCGTTAAGGCTCAACAGGATGGGGATAGCACCTCCTCTATGAGGTAGAAGACTGGCCTACAGACTTACTGCAAGAACGCAGCAAGGAAGACCAGCTCGAGGATTAGCAGGGCCAGGGACAACCCGCCCAGGAGTAACTGCCAGACAGACTCAGGCCGTTGCGGCATATGCCTCTCCTTTATGAGAGTACCGACGTCCCTGTCAGCGGTGGTTTCGGATCAGGCTGTGGCGTACGCTACTACTTTACGCATCCAGCCTGCTATAGGCGCTTCGTGGTAGACCCACTCCACGTTTAGCGGAGCGGGCGCCTCCACCCGACCTTTACGGAACAAGGCCAGGGCAAAGGCACGCACCCAGTGTGCGCTCTGAGTCAACAGCTCAGAGGCCAACAGGCGCGCTGACTCCACGCCATTAACCGCCAGCTTCTCGTAGCCGATCAGCCAGCGGATGCCACGCAGCGTGAGACTGAAGCCTAACGCTGCGAGTACGGCTATGGTGAGCCCACTGACCGCACCAGTAGCGGCATAGGTGCTCACCATATAGGAGGACATCACGATGTCTACCAGAGTCTGGTAGCCCATCGCCCTCCTCAGCCATTTTGTATCCGGCACTAACAGCAGCACCGCTGCTATTATTGCCAGGATTAGAAGAAACATAGTGAGCCATTCAGGCATCGCTATTACTCCTCTGTTAGAGTTAACACCATCCTTGGTGACTTTCAATCCTTATTTCGGATGGCTGCTTACTAGGCGTTAGCAGCCTGGAGGCTGTCCAGCGCCTCCATAAGCTTGCCGTTCAAACGGGTCGATACTTCTTCCTGCACTCGATCCCACTGTAAGGGCAGCAGCAATACGGAGGTTACGGTGTAGCCTGTAAGGAATGACACCAGGTGGATACCCAGCATTGCTACACCAAAGATCAGCGATCCGAAGAAGCCGCCTCCCGCAGCTAACATCAGGATAAACTGGAACAGGGACGAGAGGCCGCACAGCCACCACATCACCGCATTGGGTCTAATACCCAGCGGGCGGTCGTCGTTCCAGCCGCTAAAAATAACGCTAAACGCGGATACCAGATAAACCCACGCCAGGAAGAAGAACGCCTTACAGGCCTCATAGGCCACCTGCAGGGACGCAGGGACCATCCCCCAAAACCCGCTTAAGAAGGTCCAGCCACGGTTGACCAACGTCTTCACCTTGCTCCACAAGGAGCTGAGGGACAACTTAACAGTATTGACGATGGAGGAGTTGGAGGAATTGGAAGCGGTAGTCTTTTTCATGATAGTCTCCTAAAGGAAAGTAAATGTACCGAACTGGTACATAAGTAAACCACCCTCCGCCACGCGTAAGCGTGGCGAAGGGCGCGGCTGCTACAGGGCGTTCAACACGTCCTGCGGCACAGGACGCCACCCGCGCTTGGGGCTCATGACGTAGAAACGACCGTCATCCACATGCGTTCTCCTTCCGTTCTCCCACTGCCAACGCCCATACTGGGCACACTGATGGAACTTGCGGGCCAACTCGGCACAGATCGACTGCTGCTTCTTCTTTCCGAGCGCCTGCGCCATGAACTTGGTCTTCTCGTCCATAGTACGGACCGTGTTGATAGCGGCCTTGCCGCTCAGGCGTTCGTTCTCCGCCTTCAGGGCGTCCAGCTCCGCGGATTGTTGATCGATAACGGCTTGCAGGGATTTCAGGGTGGTGCGCGACATGGGGAATACTCCTATATGAGTAAGGGAAAGTACCTAGTCGGTACAGTAAAAACCCACCCCTCGCGCCACGTAAGTGGCGCGAAAACAACACATACAGGCAGGTATACTCGAGGGCAGAGGTAAGAAGAAAACAAAAGGAGAACAAAGCGTACGCAAATACGTACGGTTGTTCGGTGGCGCAAATGTTAGTGGATATCACCCGTCGCCCGAAGCCCGTCGCCCTACGCGCGAGGCACGATGCACCGAGCGCATAGCGCGAGGTGCGAGGTGCCGAGTGCTTAGGGCGACGTGCTACGGGCGACGGGCATCGCGCTTCGCGCGATGCTCACGAGGAGCGGAGCGCCCGTCGTGCGGAGCGCCTAGCGCGACGCACGATGGGACTCCGCTCCTCGTTTGCCGAAACCGAAACCGAAGTGGGGGTGGCCTGGAGGGTACGGGGTGGGGAGGGGGGGATGACTCGATCGAATCCGGGGATGCCCCCTACCCCCTTAAAGAAACAGTTTCCCAAAAAAAAATTATAAAAAATTTTCCTACTTTATCCGAATCATATTCGTTACTCGTGATATAATATTCTCTTGGATATTATTGACACGGAAGTCTCATACATGAGCCCTTCGCCCGAAGTCCGAAGCCCAAAGACCGTCGTACTCAGCACTTCGGACTACGCACTTCGGACTACGCACTTCGGGGTACGCATTCAGCACTCCGCACTTCGGGCGCTGCCACGTGCCTAGAGTCACGAAGCTGCAGCAGTTGCAGCGCCAAGCGCTTCGGGCTAAGGGCTACAAGACCTGCTCCGCCTGCGGGCAGACCCATCCCCACGACCAGTTCACGAAGGACGCCCACGCTTGGGACGGTCTGTTGAGGTTGTGTCGCGGGTGTTTGAAAGAGAAGAACGAACGTTCACGCACGCCTAAGGCCTTTTATTCGGCCAGCACCCACAGCCGGGTGAATTACCTGTTGAGCAAGGCCCGCGAGCGGGCTAAGAGCAAAGGTATAGTTTTCGATTTGAGCTTTGAATGGGCCCTCCAACAGCTGGACAGCCAGGACTACTGCTGCGCGCGCTCCCACATGCCTTTTGTGTTCACCAACTCGCGTATTCTGGGGGGTGCTACCTCACCCTGGGCGCTGTCTTTTGATCGGATCGATTCTGCGAAGGGGTATACGGAGGACAACGTACAGCTTGTTTGCCTGATGTACAACTTCGCTAAGAACGCGTTTGATGACGCTGACGTCCTACTGTTTGCCAGCGCCCTCGCCGCCGCCCACATGGAGCCTATCCTAGAGCTGCATGCTGAGCTGCAAGCACCAACGAGTAGCCCGTGAATATCGTCGATAACATTGAGGTGGACTTTCGTGACATCGTCGTCCACGACGGTCTGACGGACAAGCAGAACGCCTATGTGTACTGGCGTGAGTTAGGGTTTACCCCTAGACAGGCGGCGAAGCGTGCGGGCTACGGTTGTGTGAAGACGGGAGCCCGTGACAACGAGAACAACCCGCAGATACGTGAACTGCTGGACAAGTACGTTAAGGATAATCGTCCCCGCCTGGACGTGGACCGTAACCAGGTGGTTGAGGGCATCATGGAGGCGTTGGCTGTCGCGCGTGAGCAGAGCGACCCTAAGGTGATGATTCAGGCCTGGACGGAGATCGCGCGGATCACCGGTGTGCAGGCACCGGTGGTGACTAAGGTGGAGCACGAGCACGGCGGCACTATCTCTGTGAACCACATGAAGGAGGTCAGTGACCAGCGGCTGCTGCAGATGTTGGGGAAGAAGCGGGAGCTGGACTATATCGAGGATGCTGAGTACGAGGTGGTTGAGCATGCAGAAGATGCTGAGAGCGAAGTCGGGCAATTGGAACGGGACGATTGAGCTTGCGTGTATTGTCAGTGGGAAGGGCACCTATGCCGTGGCGCAGCCCCTCGCTTTTACAAACCAGGATGAAGGGGAGGAGGTCAGGCCGTTCTTCGCTCTTGACCATGACGAGGCGCAAGTACTGATGGACGACCTGTGGCGGTGCGGTATACGCCCGACTGAGGGGGCGGGTAGCGCCGGCGCGCTGGCCGCCACACAGGCGCACCTTAAGGACCTGCAGCAGCTGATGGTGTGGGCCTACGACCCTAAGAACGGTCCGTGGGTCATGCAGCAGGGGGAGAGCGAGGATGGCTGAGGATACACCCGAGCAGCCACCCGAGCAGCCACCGCCACCCGAGGAGAAGGACAGCGCCCTTAGTCCTCAGTACACCGACAGCGGGCGGCGTATATACGACCGTTGGCCGCTGGGGCAGTACGTGTGCAACATGTGCGAGCGTGAGCTCGGCGTCAGCGACTTCAGGAGTAACAAGACGACGTGCATACTGTGTCAGGCGCAGGAGTCGTCTGACAAGCTGGCGCGCGCGGTGGCGAAGCGTAAGGCCACACGGCGCTACGCGAACAAGGTGGAGCGCGGTAAGGACCTTAACCGCCGGTCTAAGGCGGCGGCCAAGAAGAAGCGTGCGGAGGTGGCTAAGGAGCGTGCGGCGAAGGTGCGTGAGGCCGAGGCCACCGTCGCCAAGCAGGTCAAGATTATAGAGCAGATCCACGACGTTAAGCTGCGGGAGGAGGCGAACGCCAAGCAGAAAGAGCGGCTCGCCGAGGCCGAGGCGCGTAAGGAGCTGGCCAGCCGTGAGCTGGCCCGGCGTCGTCTGCTGCACTACGTTGAGCGGAACGTGCCGGGGTACGAGGCTGGGTGGGTGCACGAGGACATCTGTCGGCGCCTGGAGCGCTTTATGCACGACGTCGAGGATCGTAAGAGTCCGCGCCTTATGATATGGGTGCCGCCGAGGCACGGTAAACAGCTGCCCCATAGCACGCCAGTGCTGACACCCTCTGGGTGGCGCACTCACGGCGAGCTAGAGGTGGGTGATGAGGTGTTTGGGCCAGATGGCAGTATCCGGACTGTGGTCTCCGTATCGGCTCCTTCGGTGGCCGAGTACGAGCTTGAGTTTACCAACGGGACGCGGATCAAGGCCCACGCTAATCACGAGTGGACTGTGTACCAACGCGGGAACGGCCGGGTTCGTGGTTGGAAGACCGTCGAGACGCGTTACCTTGCAGGGCGTAGAGTTTGGAGCGGTGGTCGGGCTGTTTTCCAACTCCCCCCTGTCGACGCGCTGCAATTTCCTTCTCGCGTATATGAAATGCCTCCCTACGTCCTCGGCGCATGGCTTGGTGACGGGTCCTCAATAGCCCCACTGATAACACATGGTGCGGTAGATACGGCCGTCATTAGCGCGGTTTGCCAGTACGGCTATACGATGACGAGCCAAAACGTCCACGCAACCACCGGCGTGCGGGGATCGCGGTTCGGTAAGGTTGTGGGCAATCCGTCTCGTATGGCCACCGAGCTTCGGTCGCTGGGGGTGTGGGGGGACAAGCACATACCCGACGCCTACAAGAGGGGAGATATAACACAGCGGTTGCAGCTACTCGCCGGTTTGATCGATACCGACGGGCACGTAGAACCGGCCACCGGTCGCGTTCGTGTAATAACGGGGTCTCGGCGCCTGGCTGAGGACATTCATGAGGTGGCCACTACACTGGGTTTTGCGCCGTATATAACATCCCAGCCCCCAAAACTTAGTTCTAGCGGTATCCAGGGTACACAGACCGTATACACCATAGGTTTTCAGCCGACCCAATACATCCCTACTCGAATGCCTCAGAAGCAGGTACTGCGTTTTGCCCCTCGACGCCGCGTTGGTATTCGTGCGGTTCGTCGTTGTGAGCCGGAGGTCGGTCGGTGTATACAGATTGACGCTGCCGACGGGCTCTACCTTGTCGGCAAGACCTTGATCCCCACCCACAACAGCGAGATCGCCAGTACGCAGTTCCCAAGCTGGGTGCTGGGGCATCACCCTGACTGGGAGTTTATAGCGACCAGCTACGCTCTCGACCTGCCATTAGGCTTCAGTCGTAAGATCCGCGCCCGTGTACAGTCGCCTGAGTACAGTGTGCTGTTCCCTAAGACCGAGCTGTCCAAGGACTCGCAGAGCGCAGAGAGCTGGCGCACTACGGCAGGCGGAGGGTTCCGCGCGGCAGGTGTGGGTGGTGGTATCACCGGTATGGGCGCACACATACTGGTCATTGATGACCCGGTCAAGGACCAGGAGGAGGCCGACTCTGAGACCGTGCGTGAGAAGGTGTGGTCGTGGTTCGGCTCAACGGCCTACACCCGACTGGCACCGGGTGGTGGTGTACTTATTATTCAGTGTATGACGGGTGACACGCCCGTGCTTATGGCTGACGGTACTGAGCGACCGCTTTCAGCTGTGCGCGTCGGTGATTATGTGGCGACGTACGACGAGGGACGACTGCGGCACGCCAGAGTGTGTCAGTGGGGCTCTAATGGTGATGATTCTATCCTAAAAATCACGACGAACTCGGGTAAAATAGTACGGGCTAACGGGAGACACCCGTTCCTGGTTTCTCATAAAGGAGAGCTCGAGTGGATACAGGCGAAGGATTTACAACCGACCCAGCAAATCGTCGCCGTAAAGGACAGCGTGGTAAGTGGTCAGGGGTTGTTTGCCAAATGGAAGGTTGCGACGAGCCCGTCTCCGCTCGCGGCTATTGTAAATCGCACTATAACAAAGTTAAGTGGGCTTCGGGCAATCGCCCCCCTTCAGCTAATCCGACGTCTCGGCGCGAGGCGCACCTTAAGCACCGCTACGGTATCAACCTTGCGGAGTACAACTCCCTGCTGGACAAGCAAGGTGGTCGCTGCGCTATTTGCGGCGAACTTCCCACTTCCAGCAATACCCGTGCGCACTGGGGGAACAAGCTTTGCGTCGACCACTGCCACGGTTCTGGAGAGGTTCGCGGATTACTCTGCAACGACTGTAACCTCGCTGTTGGGTACGCTAAAACAGAAGCTACAGCGCGCGCGGTTGCAGATTACCTCCGACTTCACTCTGGACCCTATCGTAAGGATTGAGGCTGACGGAGTGGCCGAGGTCTTTGACGTCCAGATAGAGGGGACGGAGAATTTTATAGCTAACGGGCTAGTCAGCCATAATACTCGCTGGCATGACGATGACCTCAGCGGGCGTATTGAGCGCACGATGATGGAGGGCTTTAAGGAGTTCGAAGTGCTGTGCGTGGACGCCGAGCAGGCGAAGGCCGAAGCCCGTAGTGAGGAGGACGTCGCTGCTGCCGCACGTATGCACTACGAGGCCTACAAGTTTCGAGAGACTATCGACAGGTGGCATATCGTCAAGTACCCAGCCATCGCAGTGCATGATGAGTACCTTAACAAGACCAGCGGTATTATTCAGGTCAACGACGGCACAGCTCCGCACGACTTTACTTCTTCATCCTACCGACTGCTGCGTAAAAAGGGCAGGGCGCTTCACCCCGCTCGTTTCCCGCTGACGTTGCTGCAGAAGTACAAGCGCACGCTGCAGCCCCGTCACTGGTCGGCACTGTACCAACAGAACCCTGTGCCCGACGAGGGCGCGTTCTTCACTAGCGACATGTTCCGCTTCCGCCCTACACTCCCCGACTGGCGTGAGATGACCGTCATGTGTGCGTGGGACTTGGCGGTTGGTGTACGTACAACGAACGACTGGACCGTCGGTGTAGTGGGTGCGCTGGACTGGGAAGATAACCTGTGGATACTCGACATGGTCCGTGGGCGTTGGCAGACTCACGACATAGCGCGTTATATCCACGATACACATCTGCGTTACGACGCGTCGGTGACGGGTATTGAGAAAGGGCAGTTGGAGCTGGCCATTATGCCGCAGCTGCAACGTATCATGAAGGAGAAGAACCAGTACATTGCGCTGGCCGAGGGGCAGGCCGCGCTCAAGCCTATCACTGACAAAGTGATGCGTGCACGCCCACTGCAGGGGCGTATGCAGCAGGGTAAGGTGCTATTTCCGTCCGACCAGCCTTGGGTAGACTCGCTGCGTAATGAATTCTTACGTTTCCCCACCGGCACCCACGACGATATTGTTGATGCCTGCTCCTGGGTGGCGCGTATGTTTATGAATACGCAACCTCCTACTCGCCCTCGCGCTCAAAGCGAAGGGTTACCACAAGGTGTTACCAGTTGGAAAGACCGCCTGCGTGGTATAATGCAAGAGCCAAAGAACTTCATGTCACGGTGAATTGCGCATGGAAGTGCCTGTCTGTATCAACATAGACCTGCAAGTGGATGATGTTGCCCTAGCACCGTCAGTACTGGCGGAAGCGCTCCACGCCATGTCCGTCGAACTCAGCGATACGCAGAGTGTCCCCGAGGCGTTCACTTCCGTTGACGCATGGGTAGATTGGCCGTACGACAGCATGGACCCTTTATTTCGATGATCGCGTCTATTAAACAGCTATTGCACGCTTTGTACGGTTCATGGCGTTCGCTGCTGCTGTCGTTACAACAGGTGCAGCATAGAAATACGGCGATAAAGCGCGTCCAGACGTTATTCAAGCGGCGTTGACGCTGCAGACCATACCATAAAGGGTATCGATGGCTGATTACTACACCGCTGAGAAGATCGTCACTATTATCCGCTCCAAATTAGCGGATACGGTCGAACCGTATCTGCTTTCGGACGACGATCTAGTTCATTATATCGACGAGGCGCAGCGTGAATACGCGGAACGCACGCTCTGTATGCGTGACGCGACAACCTACACCGTGTCCGTTACCGCTGATGACCCGTGGATCACCGTAGACCCTCGCATTTTGCATATCCGCGAGGGTTATTTGCAGACGTCTCGCCGCACTCTCAAACCCATTACGCTGTCCCGTATGTCCGGCGAGTTGTTTTCGCCTGATTACGGACAACTACGCGTCGGTTGGCGCACTACGACCGGCACACCCGAGTATATGATCACTGATATACAAGAGGGAGCTATACGTCTTGCGCCTATCCCAGTCGCGTCGGAAACCCTCGAGTTTGTCGCTTCGCTGTATCCTGCCGATTTTACCGATGTTGATGATGCGTTGACCCTCCCCGACCGCGACCGCCGTGATTTACCGTACGGCGTACTTATGCGTGTATATGGTATGCAGGATTCTGAGTTATTCGATCCTCAAGCTGAGGCGAAGAACCGCAGTCTTTGGGAGCTCGCTATTTCGCGCGGTGTAGAGAGGCACCAGAAATTTTCACGAGGGGCGGGGAATGTCCGATTCAACAACACTGGAGTCTGGTGATGTGGAATGGTGGCGCTCGGTATTCGAGGCGATCGTCGGACCGCTGGTGGTTGCCACGCTCATTAGCACAATGGGCCTGGGGTTTTCTGCTTGGAGCAGCATTACTCAGCTTGAGTTTGAGCTTGCTAGGCACACCGACAAATACGCCGTCTTACTCGATCGACATGAGAGACTTCGCGCCGATTATTACGAATTCAAAGGGCGAGGTGGGCGTTATTCGGCAACTGACGGCGAAAGGG